GTTAGCAAAGAAACACATAAAGTTAAAGGCTGGGACGAAATAAGAAAACAAAGATTCGTTACAGATAGCAGATTAAAGGATCTTAATGATAAATACAATATCCCTAGGTTCGGGAATATGAACTATTAAAATAATCCAGCTTAAATGACCCTAGATGAGTTAGTAAAAGAAATTGAAGACGCATTATCTTTTAGTTGTGCACTTCCTTACAATCTTAACAGAAGCGAAATAGAAAGAATTATCAAAAGAGCTAAAGAATGGTTTCACGATAATTACCAATATGCTGTAGAGGATAGAATATTTATTATTGCAAATTCAATCTTTAACCACAAGGAATTTAGAGCAACTAGACAGTTAAGACTCCCTGATGCTATAGTAACGGTTTATGACGTTAGAGAAGTTGGAGGAAATGGAATTTCTGGCAACCCGGATAGAGACTTCAGTGATTCTAAGCTTTTAGGATCAGAGCTTCTTCTATCGCCCTTTGTTGGTGATAATCTAGTTTATAGAACCGTAATGTATTCATATTTTGACCTATCTAGAGCATATCTACTTGATAGCTTTGCTTTTAAATGGAATAAAAACAGCAAAAAATTAACCATTTTAGGTAGGGATCCAAACAGATCAGGAAAACCTGGATCACCAAGCGGAAACCAGCTTGCACAGGGATTTGCTGGTACCGGTGGAAAGGACGTTTCTATAAGATGCTTTGTTGCATTGAATGATGAGGATCTCTTTGAAGACGAGCTTTTCGTTAGATATTGTATTGCTAAGTGTAAAATAGCACTTTCTCAAATGCTTGGGGTTTTTACGTATAATCTTCCAGGAGGAGTTCAGATAAATGCTGGTGAGATAGGTGCTCAAGGATCAACGGAACTTCAGGAGGTAATGGATATGATAAATGGAGAAAATACTCCTTCGTATTTCTTACAATGGAACTAATCAAATAAAACACTTAAAAAAGCCCTAGATTTACTCAAATCTGGGGCTTTTTATTTATGTTGTGAGCGTTAAAAAATAGCGATATATAATAAGATTTTTTTTAGCAATGAGAGAGATTTATAATAGAGACCCACTAGACCCAAGTTACAATCCATACCAGATTGAAACAACAGACCCTGTTGAAATCTGTGTGGGCCAACTTAAAATGATGCTTTTAACAAATAAAGGTGAGGTTTTAGGAGATCCTAAATTTGGATTAAATTTGGAAGATCTGCTATTTAATTTAAACCTTTCTGAGAGTAGCATTAAAAAAGAGCTTGACCTCTTTTTATTAACTTACGTTCCTCTTTTTGGAAAACTGGGTGGCACATATTCACTTAAATTCTATCTAGGAACACAGAGAGATATAGCGGCTCTAGATTTTTTACTTCCTGGAGATGGCGGTTTAGATCCGGTAGTAACCCTAAGAATAACTTAATTTATAAAAATGAATATTTTTAAGAAGAATAATATCCTAATCAACGGATTACTAAACGACACCTTCGTTTTTTTGCAGGACACTTATAACCAAACTGCAAACCTTTTCACGGTGGCTTCTGCTTGGGGACAAATTCTCTTTGTGGTTCAGAATCTTTCCCAGATGATTCTCTACTTTATAGAGGATTCCATTACAGAACTCAATATTGAACAAGCCACTAGAGATTATTCGGTTAGAAGCTTGGCCAGAATAGCAGGCTATGATCCAGGAAGAGCAACAGCATCACAGGGTGAGGTTTCAATTGCCTGGAATGCAAGAGAATCTGACGTTGGAGGAGGATCTATAATATTAAATAATTACACACAGATCAGATGCCAAGAAAACGGTAAGCTTTATTCTTTAATTTTTGGATCACAAAAAGTAACTATTCCTCTTACTGTAGGTACCTCTCCTTTAAGATGTAAGATAGCTCAGGGATTTTTTCAGAGCAACATCGTAACCGGAACTGGACAGGCACTACAAAGCTTCAATATACCAGCACAATCAGGATCTTACATAGATCAGTTCTATGTTGATGTTTATGTAAACGAGGAAAAATGGAAGAGATATGATTCTTTATATGATATTCCTCTTAATGGCAAAGGATACCTAGTAAAAACGGGAATACAGGAAGGTATAGACATTTACTTCGGAAACTCATATTTCGGATTAAATCCTCAGAGTGGATCTAGAATAAGAATAGAATACTTGCAAACAACTGGTGCTGCAGGAAACTCAAAATCAACAAAGGAAAAACCTCTCACCTATAAATTCAACACCACAGGAACGGATCTATTTGGAAAAGAAGTAGATGTTAACAACTACTTAAATATAATTCCAGGAGTAGATCCTATGTTCGGAACAAATCCAGAATCGACAAATCTAATTAGACTAGTGGCTCCAAAGACCAGTAGATCTTTTGTTTTTGCAAATGCTCAAAACTATGAAATTTTCCTAGATAAACTTGGCATATTTTCTCAGGTCCAGGCATTCTCAACTTTTGATGATGATTATCTAGATGACGATAACGTTGTTTACATTTATCTTGTTCCTGACATAACTTTAAACATAAGTTCAAACGAGGATTATTTCAGTGTTCCCGTAACTGACTTTTTATTATCTCAAGCTCAAAAAACCGCTGTATTGAATCTTATTCAGGATTCAGGATCAATGATAGCAACCACTGTTGTTAAAATAGTCGAGCCTATTATCACTAGATACACAGGAAACGTCATCATGACAATGTTCGAGGGCTACGATCCAGAGACTATAAAAACAGAAATCAGAAAAAGGATCTCAACTTATATGTTAAATCTTAAAAGAAGGGACACCATTCCTAAATCTGATATAATAGCAATCATAGAAGGTATTGATGGTGTTGACTCTGTTAATTTCTTTTTCGTCGGACAGAAAAATGAAGCAAACCAGTTAGCAGTTCAGAACTTAAGTAACGTTTCAGATATTCAGAAAGATCAGATCTTAGGAATGAACGACTTTGGAGACATTGTAATTGGAAGAAATGAACTGGTTGTTTTAAGAGGTGGATGGTCAGATAGAAACGGGACAGTGTTTACTGAAAGTATCGTTGATGGCAAACCCGGTCCTTTAAACATTAGTATCTCCTCAGTGGTAAAGAAAAACTACAGAGCAGATCTTAATGCTGAAACCAAAAATGTAATTATAAAATCTTCTACATAAAAAATGGCAAATCAAGAAAGTTACTCTCCATTTTTTCCCGGACAGGAGAAAGGTGTAAATTACACGGTTGCTGGTCAGAAGCCTCAAACGACTAATACAACTTTTTACAATTCTAAGGATCTATATGAAACTATTTCTTTAGCAGAGGACAGAGCATATAATATAGGATGCTCTGGATATAGAATGGTTTTGGTTAGTGGTCAAGGTGTTTATAAATATGCTCCTTGCACAAATTCTCAAGATTATAAGAAATTGATGAAAGAAATGCCCAACATTCCAGTAGAAAGAAGATACTATGATTTTGATCCAACGGATAACATCTATGATATTAGAGATAGTTTCAATGACGTTCTTCCTGATGGATTTGATTATAAAAGACAGGTTTTAAGAAGAACTCTATCCAATGTTATTTATAGAGACCCTATAAAAGAGGGAATTTTGAATTATTTTGAGAGAGTATTTTTTGGTTTGATTGAATCAACAAAACAAATTAAAAATTTCTTTAACTACACCGTAAAAAAGAATAACAGAAGGGTTTTTTAAATAGCTTATGTCCAGTTTTTTCTATAGAAGACTTAATTTTTTCGATAAATCAGGTAAACCCCTGAACTTCGATTACATTGGCCCTACGGGTCCAACCCCATTAGATACAAATTTCACTTATATAAGTGAGCCAAATACAGTTGGCCAAGGGCATGCCTATGTTGCATTCCTTAGCGACACCACAGCTCCATTAATTCAGATTCATATTCAAGATCTAAGCGGATTCTCTATAGAATCTTGGGCGGATGAGGCAATATCTTTTCTGGAACAGGGAGCAGATGTTTATTTTCACGGTAGCATCGTAGGCCAACAAGAATTTAAAGGTAAAGTACAATCAATAACCAAAGTATTAGCTTTGGATTATGTTCAGATCAATTTTGCTCCCGGCTACGTTTCGGGACAAACGATTATTAGTAATGGTAATCAGATTTACTTTAGAACAACATACGATCACAGACCAGGAGGTTATTATAAAGGAAACATATATTTTGAACCAGTTTCATCTGGACTCTATGAAAATGAACAGGTTTTTATAGTTCAGAATTTTCTATACCAACCTAACGGACAGTACTACTACGGTCTTCCGCATACAGGAGTAACCGGTGCAACTGGATCTGGAAAATGGAGAAGTAGATGGTACAATGACAAATACGGTGAAACTGATGTTTCTGAAATAATTTTCAGCTACAAGATAGAGGATCAGCTGGAAGGTGGAGACGGTCAACCGCTCATCGTTAGCTATCCGAACATACTTTTTGAAGTGGATAAAAATTCATTCGACTATGTTTACGGAAACGGTTACATAGGAACGAATAGTATAACCTCCTCAGCTTTAGCGGTGGACGTTGCTTTAAACACAACGGATCTTGCAGCTAATATTTATGAAAGAAAACTCATTATTGAGGATGTAACAGGTGGGACTGGATCTACACCTCAGAAGATTATCGAAATAGATTTTTATGGCCAAGTTATAGGGGAGGACGAAAGATTTGACGTTATGCTTCAGAATATGGGTAGGTCATTTTATCAAAGTGATTCTGTTATTCTTAGGGATCATGATCCCAAAGAACCTCTTCCCAACTACATAGAGATAAACGAAAAAAGAAAGGAACTTCTAATAGCGGGAGAAGAGATCTTTCCTTATATAGGAAGTTATAAAGGTCTAATCAATGCTATAAAGTTTTTCGGATACCAGGATCTTAGGATTAAAGAATATTGGTTAAACCTTCAGTATAAAAAAGTTGAATCTGATTCACCAATCAAGAAGAATCAGGAATTTCTTAACGGTCTAAAGAGACAACAGCAAACCCAAGGATATAGCCAGAGCTACCAGATTGCGGACGTATTAGATAATCCAAATTCAGGAAAGTATAAATTAGTTCAGACGTATGGTCCTAATAAGGACGGTGAATACGTTTTAAGCGTTGCTTCTGAAGACACATTGTTACCTAGTAGAACTTTTAAAAAGACCTCTTTATTTGGTCTTTACTATGATCTAAATAAAGACTCTGGAGAAGTTGATGATAATGGATATCCTGTAGTCGTAGATGCTTTTAAATTCACCCAGGAGGAGGTTTTAATAAAACTATTCGCTCTTAAGGAGAGACTTAAAAGTGATTATCTACCACTGAATGCTAGAATAGTTGATATCACGGGTGAGGGTATTTACTTTGATGTATACAACACCAGATCATGGACTGATGTAATGCAAAGACCTGATATTGATGCTGGCCTTTATTTCGATGTTAGATCTAATCCGGATTTCGGGTTTATTGAGGACCTTAGAAATTTCTCAGTTCGTCCTCTTTCAACCTCTATACAAACCCCATCTAACTATTTCAATCAGTACAGCGCAAGTGTTAGTGTATCCGGTGGAACAGGTAGCGCAATATATTTTAACGGAATCCCAGCAACTGGACCAAACCCAACCTTATATGTAACCCAAGGTAAAACTTACGAATTCACTATAGGAACAACCGGGTTTAATTTGTATTTAACAACTGATCCAACCCTGAGCTCTGTGGTAGATCCCGTTGGATTACAAAACAATGGAGCCACCTCTGGAGGATCTCCGATAGAGTGGTATGTGAATCCTCTTCAGGGATCACCTGTTTATTATTTCTCTCCTCAGAATCCTAGTTTATTAAATGGACAAATAATTGTTCAAACATCGGAGATATCTGATCTTGGAAATATCATAGATCCTCTTTCAGCTCAGCAGAACTACAGTGCAGACCAAAACACTTCTTTACTGAGTGCGATAGAGAATTTCTATAGATTGAAGCAACAGGGTGAAATAAAGGAATTAGGAGATGGTAAATACGATCCGCCGGCCTACATAGATCCTTCCACCGGTCTTACCTATAGAACTCCTATAGGAACTCCGATCGTTCTAGAATTGATCCTGGATAGATGGAGCTGGGACGAACTTAATGTTAACTGGACATCAATTATTTTACCTATTTTTAGAGTGGGTGACAGAGTTCAAGTTAGAGACCCAAACAATTTTGCATATCAAACTTTCGGAACTGTTACTGCGGTTAGTTATTCTACCGGTGTTTATGACGTGTTCCTTGATAGCTTTTCTACTACTCTACAATATGACGAATCCCAATTATTTGCTAGCCTTCAGAATTATGGAATTCTCAACTGGGCAAATATAGATTTTTCTAACATGGTTGAGATTGAGTGGATTCTTGATAAGGAGACAACTCAATCCGGAAGCCCTTATCATTTTGAATTTAGAGGTCTTATTCTTGATTTCTATAAGTTAGCTCACTTTGTTCCTTATACTGGTGAATATAAAGTCACCTGTAATATTTATGATGCCTTCAATGTTAAGAGCACAGTCATAAATCACGGAGCTCTTGTTGTTAGTCCTAAGACTATAGAAATAGATGCTTGGACTAGATACAGAGAATCTCAGAGCTATGAGTGGATTAATACAATAAAACAATGGGACGACTATCAGTCTATCTGGGAGTATCCTGCTGAAGGATCTTCTATAGAGGTTTTAGAAAAAACAATACCTAGCGAAATCCTAGATTTTGCAACATACGGAAATAAATCAGAAGATGGACAGGACGTTTATGTTAAAGTTAAAACTAAACCAATCGGTGCAACCGGTGCTATAGTTCTAACCCAAACAAATCTTGTGATCACTGATATCTCATCATATCAGATCTCTCTTGGACAATATGGATATGCTACTGTTACAACATCAGCTCCTCATAATCTTTCAACTGGAGAGGAAGTTACGATTTTAAATACGATACCTCAGATAATTGGTAGATGGTCAGTAATAGTTCCATCAGGATCTACTAACACCTTTAAAATACCATTAGTTATAGAAAACACCTGGAGTGGAATTTTAGTTCAAACATCTCCTAATCGATTATCCGTTGACACCACTCCAGCTGGATATCAAAATCAATATCTAACAGGAGCTGGAACGATAATGATAACCGTTGGCGGAAGGGATATCGGATCATCAGATTCCGGTGACTCCCTATATAAAACGGCAAATGCTATAGTATCGTCGGTAAACTCTTTAAAAACTTATCCCGATTACTTCGCTTCTTGTACTGATCCTAGTCAAGATCCAGTTACAATTATAATATCAGCTCAGGATAGTTTAGGAGCAGATCAGAATGGTGTCTCAATGAACGTGACTTCAACGGGTTCTGTTTCGATTGTTTATTCTTCTCCGAATCTCGATTATGGGGTTAGCCCAACTGAAACCTATGAATATTGGTACGAGTCAAGCGGGGTTTTACCTAATGCTAATCTTAAATACTGGGGAACTAAAAAATTAGATTGGCAGATTTTCACCGACAGCACATGGGATAATTCTTATGCTCACGGATGGTATGATTTTGAATTCAATAACGATTGGCTGGGCGGATATGAACTTCATAATATAAAGCCAGGTGATAATGTAAAACTTAGTACAGGAAGTCCGACATATCCATTTCCTATTGGTATAACAATACAGCCTGGGGTTTCCTCTTTAACTGTTCAGGAGGTTGCTGATCAGCTTAATTCATCTTCTGATAGATACGTTACTGATTTTTACTATAGACCTATTCCGAACGAGTCCGGAAGTCTTCCCATAGATTCACCTCCTATAAACTTGGATATAAACAACTTCGGAATTCCGAATTCTTTATATCCTCCGCCTATTTCAGTAATCGGAGGAAGCCAGATCCTTATCGCTTCTTTTGGTATAACCGGAGGAACATCTATAACCACAACAACAAGTACCACAACAACAAGTACTTCGACAACAAGTACTTCGACAACAAGTACCACAACAACAAGTACTTCAACAACAACAAGTACAACCACAGCTCCTCCTCCTAATTGCTCTCTATCAGGAACGGCTTCTATGGTTTATCCGACGACTACAACAACTAGTACGACTACAATTGCTCCGACGACTACAACAACTACAACTATCGCACCTACAACAACAACAACTACAACTATCGCACCTACAACAACTAGTACAACAACTAGTACAACCACAGCTGGAACAGTTACGGTTCTGTTTGAGACAATTGTAGACGGTAGTGCTAGTGGTTCGACTACTTTTAGACTAATGAAAAATGGACTTACAGTCGTAAATATCCTAAACCTCGACGTAAGTAACACCTATACATACAATGTTGGCGACACCATCGAAGCACGATTGATAACGGCTTCAGGTAACGTATATAGTGAAGTAGCTATCTATCAAGATCCATTTATCCTTCTAGCTACCTCAGGATATGGCGGAGGCACTCGTATTGCAGGACCTATTACAACATCAGGCGGACAAAGCTATACTGTTCAATGTGTAGCTAGCTCATTACCTTAAAAATTTAAAACATGGCATCAGTATTAATAACATTAACAACAGCAGGTACGCAAACGGGACCTTTCAATCTCTACTCAAACACGGACGGGTACGTTACACCGTTCGAGACCTCTGTGTCCAAACTTCCCCTGGTTGCAGGATACACATCAACATTAGTTCCAAACGGAACAACAACCATCAGAGTTAAATCAAACAACCCTGGACTTTGTACGAATTATGTGGATCTTGCAGTTTCTGGTATCACAACTACAACAACTACAACAACTGCTGCACCTATTGGATTCTATTGGCTTAACGGTGGATCAGCAAATTCGTTTAGTGGAGCTTTCATGAGATTGACAAGTCCTTACACGTCTTCCAATTTCTTGAACAATCAATCCCTTACAAGCGGAACAACAAAAGCTTGGACTTCATCCCCTCCCATTCCTCTTGCATCTACAAATTCTAGTTTTTTCTTTACTGGTGTCCCTAGTAGTCTTAGTTTGACCGGAAATGCTACTCTCACGATGTTACCAAGTAATACTAACACTAATGCAAATCTTATTGTAGGTGCGACTTCAGCAAGTCTTAGTTGGACTGGGATTAATACAACGGGTCAAACAAGCATGCAGGTTACTATGTATACTAGCACTGCTGCGACAACTAGTACGACTACAATTGCTCCTAACTCTTATGTGTTAGATTATTCTGCTAATAAGAATATTCAGACGTGGACTTTGTCCATAAATGGATCTGCATCTTTCTATAATAGTGCTTTCCCGGCGGCTACTATTAATTATTTCTATATACCTACAACATATTCTGGAACATTTGTTCTTGCTTTTATTATGTTAGGCACACCTTCGTCTGTTAGTGCAGTCTTTACAGGAAGCGGAAGTGGAGGTCCTCATACTGCTACTACGGTCTACCAGTCTAGTTATGGAATTTATAGTGTTTATAAATCGACTTGGACAAGTAAAACTATTGGTGGAGGACCAGGAAATGGAATGTATATCACAATATTTTAACAATTAAAAAATATGCAAAAAAAAGTAATATTTATTAGTGTACAGCCAGACGATCCATACTTCTTTTGGCAGGTCGAGGTTTTTATACATAATTTTATGAAATCTGGTGTTCCTTCCCGCAATATACATGTTCTTTTTTCCTATGAGAATGAACCAAGTCAGGGATTATTGGAGTTAGCTCAGAAATATAAATTCATAAAATTCTTTTTTTACAAAAAAACTCCGGTTGATAATTTTGGATATATTCCTATTTTAAGACCGGATGCTCTAGAACAGCACTTTAGAAAATTCCCACACCTATCTAACGAGATTTTTTTCTATCACGATTCTGATATAATCTTTAGAGAACTTCCTAATTTCGATTCTTTAAAAGATGATGAATTCTGGTATCTTAGTGACACGATCTCCTATATAGGTGGAGACTATATTAAATCTAAATCAGATTCTCTGCTAACAGAGCTCTGTCAGGTAGCAGGAATCGATAGATCGGTAGTTGAAGAAAACGAGAATAATTCAGGGGGAGCACAATATTTACTAAAAGAAATAGATGCTGACTATTGGGCTGATGTGAATAAAGTAACCCTGGATCTTTATAAATATATGTCAGAGAGGGAAGTAGAAGAGAGAAAGACATTAACAGAGGAGCAGCTAATATCTTACAACCCTATTCAGAAATGGTGCGCTGATATGTGGGGGGTTTTATGGTGCGGATGGAAGAGAGGACTTAAATCTAAGATCACTCCGGAATTTGGATTCAGCTGGGGCTCTTCAAGTTCTCAAGAGTGGAGTTATTTTAAGATCATGCACAATGCAGGAGCTATGAATAATGAAGGAGGAAAAAGATTTTACAAAGCGGAATACATGACAAAAAGTCCTTTTGATGCAGATCTATCGTCAATAGATCCTGCTAATAACACATGGAACTATGTCCAAGCAATACTTTCCGCAAAAGAGAGAAGAAAATCTCTTTGGGAGGGGTCTTTATAATAAGAATATATAGAAGAAACTAAAATGACAAACACACCCACAGGGATAAATCAGGGAGATTTTATTTATTTCTTCGACACGAGCACAGGCAACGTGACCGGGTGGGATTGGTATTTTCCCGGAGGTACTCCAACCGGAAGTTTTTCTTTCGCTCAGTTGGTTAATTATTACGGTGTTAATACAAACGGATATCCCGTTAGCCTTAGTGTTACTGATGGTGTTATAACCTCATCGGTTACCGAGAATAATTTGATAGTGGTATCTCCAGAACAGATATCACCTTCACTTTTAATCAGCACCCCGATTGGTCCTTTCCCTTCAGGTACTGCTAATCTGAGTGAAAGCATTACTTTTACAGCAACCGGTGGAACCGGATCTGGGATTCAATATTACACATGGAGCCTACCAGGTACAGCAGGATTCACGGGAACGTCACCTTCAGTAACCACCAACATTTATGACTGGTTGACTCTGACAGGGTCTGATCTTGGTGCTTTATATAGCACATATTTTGCATCTGCTCAGGTTTCTTTATCGACAGTGGTTGGTAATACCTTTGTTGCCTCTAATTCGCTAACATATAATAAGAGTGGAATAGCCGAGAGCTTCAATCTTTGTGATGTTAATGTGACTGGACCTACAGCCCATAACATCCAATACTATCAAGTTTCTCCTTACAATCTAGCAACTATAAACACGTCAACTATTGGTTTACTAGGATCTTCATATCTAGTCATGGAAACAAAACAGCTAGATTCTAGCTACACTATAAATAACTTGTCATCCCATGTGGAAGGTGAGACTGTTAATTTTTACTCTCCGAGTATGGACATAATGACCAATTCAGAGGGAAGAATCCCTGGACTGGTCGTGGCTTCAGGTTCTGCTTTTAGTGTGATGGGGGTATCGGTTCCTCCTCTCAACAGATACACTGTTGGTAAGTATATGTGGCCTAATGATATTAGCGGAGTTCTAGGGAATCAATTTTATTTTGCTGACTCGTCAGGAGCATTAACAACCCCTTTAACTGTGGGAGCATCAGGAGATTATACCAAAAGATGCTGGTCTGATGATGCCCTTGATCTCTTCTTGAACGATGTCTCTTATGCTAGTGTCAGTTCTAAAAGCTGGGAGAATTCTCAATCAGCTTTGCCCTCTAAGGTTAACGGTGTCGATGGCGGATTAAACTCTCGTGGACCTTGCTATCCAGCAAGCATCGCAATGGGTGGAATTGATGTTGCGATTACCCTTAGATTTTACGGAGGACCTACTAGATCATGGACTGGTTCATCGCTTTTAGGAAGCTTGGTCATTAACGTAAGCACTTCGAATGCGAGAGGAAATTCACCAGACGGAACTATTCTGCTGGCTCAGGACACTGGATATTACACACAAAAGGGATTAGCTTTCAAACTGAACTCTGCTTTCTCCTCCGCAAGATTAACCCCTTATATGAGTGCAGTGGCTAGTAAATATTTTGCAACATACGAACTTATGCCAGAAGTTGACCGTGATGAATTTAACGGGCTTCAGGTTTCAATAATTGATGAGTATGTTACTAGCGCCAAAGGGCCTTTGCCTGTACTGAGTTCGGGAAGCATTCCCGAGGGATATTTTATAACCAAAGTTGAATTTACTAATACCGCTGGAACTTGGACTAGTCCTTTTACTGGTTATCCCTCATATAATTGGCTGGGTTTTTATTTAGACGGTCTAGACTTATTTCTTTTCAACCTGGCAAACTCAACATATGATTCAGGACCAAGAAGAGGTTGGTTTTTCACAGGATAACAAACTTATAATATATAATTTCAAATGCCAAGTGCTTCATTAAATATCAATCAAATAGCTTTAGACTCTCAGTTTTATGTTTGGGGATCTGGAGAAGATGTCAGAAGATTTAACGGATCTTCATGGGAATATTACAACTATCTAAATTCAGCTGTGCCTGGACCCTTTGGTGGTTCATTTTCACTGGACACCAGAACCGTCTCTATAGACCCCGAGGAGAAACTTTGGTGTGGAGTTGCTGAAGGCCCAACATCAGGGTTTAATGAAGTTGCGGTTTTCTATATCAACACAAACGACGTTGATGAAGGTGAATCTTGGAGATTTTCAGATCTTGGAGATTTTGGAGGAATCCCACAAGAAACATCTTTCGTCTATGCTTGTCCATTTGGTGATGACGTTTACGCTTTTGTTACGCCCCTTAATGGTATAGGTGGAACTGCAGGAATTTCTAATTACACCAGATTCTATGGGGTTACTGGAGGGAGACTTTTTTACCATCTGAAAGAGACGGGTCAATGGAAAGAGACAATTCCAAATTATTCTTGGCCCCATGTCTATGACATGCAAGCTAAAGGTATAGACGGAAAAAGTTATTTCTATTATGTTGCAACCAACGAGGGGCTTATGACAATTCCTCAGGGAAGTCTTTCCACTGTTGAACTTACTGACGGAACTCAAATAATTAAACAAGCACAGGTTTACAACACCCACACATCAGGAATAATCTCTGATAACGTTTATGCCCTTGACCTTGACGAAGACGGGAATCTTTGGATTGGTACGGATAAAGGTCTTTCTTTTTTTAACGGACATGGATTCTGGAACTACGGAACAACTGGACCTGTGACTGCGATTAAATCTAGACCTAACGGCCACGTGTTCTACTCAACAGGGGATGGCGAGCTTGGACAGGGTGCTGGTCTTTGGCATTTTAACGGCAGTACACACACTTTATTTACAAATTCTAATTCTACCCTTTCAAGCAATAATATCATCGATATTGAGCTCGTAGGAGGCAATATAGATCAGTCTGGACTTATTGCTCACGAGAATGCTCTTTGGGTTCTAGAATACAATGTGCTTTCTTCTTTTGATTATGATATTCCACATGTTTACGGGTCTTCCAAGTATGCTGGAGCTACCGGATGGAATTTCGTCTACTACAGTCCTACTGGAGGAACTAGTGCTCCTTTGCCTAAGGTGAACAAATATACTTGGACATATCCAGAGTGGAGGGTTTATCAAGATGATTATCTTGCTTCCAAACATCCTGGACTTGATCCGAGGAATTTATTCATGACCACGAAGCTGAGCGCTATAGCAGACGGCAGAGCAGGAAAACAACCCTATTGGGATAATTTCCCTCTTCCAAGTTACGAACAGGAAGTTTGGGAAGGCAAGGTAACAGGTCCAACTTGGATAAAGGAAATAGCTCTAGTCGGAACTGATGCAGGATATGATTATCCTGATTTAAAAATAACTTGCTCTACAACTCTAAACGTTGATGGATCAACTAAATTGTATATTGGTGGAGAAATCTCCGGAAATACGACAGGGTATCTAGGTTATTATAATGATACCGAGCTAGCAACAGTTGTGAATCTAAATCCCACAATGGGAGGAAGTGCTGCTAGTGTGCTAGATTCCAATTCAGGATTTTTTGCTAAAATGGGATTCATTGCTTGCTATGATGAAGATGGGTATGTTGAATCCGTACTTCCTTTTAGAGGTTACTCAACTAAAATAGATTCACTGTCACCTTCTGCAGATGGGAATTCAATCATAGCTACCGGATCTTATAATTGGCTAATAGAAAACGGACCTTATGTTTATCCCGGATGGCTTGGAGCAACAAATACTTATTTAGGTGGACCTACCGGAGCTCCTATAGGTCTAACGAATATTAACGTTCCTGGTGCAACCACTGGGATTTACAACTGGATAACTTCAGTGGGTCAGACTGGGTCTAATTTCTTCTACACTTATAGTGGAGGATCAACAAGTACTCTAGTATACATCGGGGCTCTCGGACCTGGAGCTGGTAACCCCGGAGGAATCGATTTCGAATACAATGTGGGAGCTTTAACCCAATATGCCCATGATGTGAGTGCTATAACGGTCAACTTTATTGACTTCAACCTGACTGATTGGAGTAATGCTTATGAGCAACTCCCTACCGGATACGTGATAACAATTACTGACTATGTCGGAACAGGGGAAGTTCTTGCCAATTATACAATAGATTCAATAAATCTAGGGAATAACGGACCGGGAAGCACCGCAAAATTTAACGTTACATATCAAGGAGGAACCTCAGGGAACATAGATTTCAATGTTATTACGTATTCTTTTCTTGGATTTGATGTTTATTCGTATCTGACTAGCTGCTTCCCTCTTGTACCTGCACTAGAAACAATTAGCAGTCAAGAATCTGCAAATATACACGCCCCTGGAGTTTTTGTAGCTCAGATTGAGAAAGACCTTGGCGATATAAGTTCATTTGCTGGTATAACTGGAGATTACACTTCTGATATCAGGAAGTCTTATAGAATAACCGACTTTAGAACTTTCCCTTCAGTTAACCAAGTCCCTTCCTCAACATCAGAAACTTTAAACTCGATATACTCAAAATCTGATACCAGTGCTAATTTTGTAAATGTCGCTATAGTTTCAGGAGCTACTGCAGCACCTAGTTTATCTACATTAAAGAATTCGTGGAACAGAAACAATGATAATCCATCTACTGTTGAAGTTTTAAAAGATCCGCTCTCTCAGAACTTCATGTCTTATGTGAGATTAAATGCTTCTGATTTTTCTTTACAGACAACTGTTAATGCTGAGGGATCTACATCTGGGTACTTATACCAAGGAATAAATTCTTTGAACTCTCTATCCAATGAAGATACTGTTTTAATCACGGGTAATTCGTGTAAAGATTTCTCAATAGGTGGAATGGGATTAACCGGACCAACCTCATCTGTTCCTTATCCTTATTTTGCAATAATTTCAACGTCAGGTACAGGTGTTACTGGGTATTTTATGAACGATGCCCAGCCTGGAACAGGATCTATAAATTCATCCAAGGATAGATCAACATATTACGTGACCTCAATATATGGTGGATCTGGTTCTTACTTTAGGGAAGATTTTGTAGCAGGATCTACCGGCACTTATCTTCTAACCGCTCAGATAACTGAACAAGGTGTTGTTAAAAATACATTTGGATCTCATTTGGAGACATATGCTAATAACATACAGAAGATTTCAGCTTCAGAGATCATGCCTAATGGCCAGTATTTTATTTCTTATTCCGACTATAGCATTGCCTCCTTTCACCTACAAAAATTCTTAAAATCAACTCAGGATGGAAGAATAACTGATACGAATTATTTCAGCGGACCTGATCCTTCTACATCTTTATTTAATTTTTCGGTATCTGATAAATCCGATATTTATATGTCTATAACATGGGGGAATTCCACCACAGCGCCTTTACCTTTTGGGTATAACTATCCTTATGGACTAGGCTCAGGAAACTCACAAGTTATTAAAGCTGAGCAATATAAGCCAGATTTAGGAATAAACTTAGGTGGTATAATTTCGAGACCCGGATCAGGCGCTTGGACGTGGTGTGATGTCCACTCAACCGACAACTATTTTGAAATACCTTTAATGTCTACAGTTATTCTAAACAACTATGCTTCCAATATCTATGGTAAGCAAAATAACGTTTGGTCTCTAATAGATTCTTCTACTGACAATGATTTGCTAACTGTGAAATCTACACCTTACTTTATCTACACATTTACCCAACCTGGATTCTATACGGTGAACAATCAGGTTGAAGATTCTCAAGGAAATGTTTATGAGGTTTCTAAACCTGGATTTATTAAAGTTGTGGACCATCTGGCTAAGAGACCTGATGATCCAAGACCTGAATTTGTAGATTCAACTGACTATGGATATCCTCCAGGAGTGCCTTTCTATGAAAGAGATGCGGAAGCTAAGAAACTTGCAGCCGAGCTATTAAAAGACGAGAAAGAAATCTTAAGTCAAGAAATTCAACCATTTGGATCTGATCTTAAAATAGCTCCAAACCCGGATGCAACGTTTGATGAGTATGACTATTAAGAGTCTTTGAGGGCATTAAGAACTTCCTCGACAATTGGATCTCTATGATTTGTTTTCAATGAGATCATGGAAATCCCCTCTATAAAGCTTAGCTTTTTAGAAAGCCAATCGAATCCACTAAGTTTTTTGTCTTTTAGATCTATCTGGGAATTATCTCCTACGAATATCATCTTTGCACCCATACAAAGCCTTGTGATAATCAGTTCAAGTTGGTTTTGTGTTATGTTCTGAGATTCGTCTATAACAACACAACAATCTGAAAAGTTTCTACCTCTCATAAATCCAATGGGTATAACCTCTATATTTCCCTCCATGATCTCTTTGTCAATCTTATCCTTGCTGTAAAGAACATACATGTTATCATAAATGGATGCTGTATATGGAGCTAGCTTAGCGTCCTTGTCACCAGGAAGAAATCCAATATCTTCCCCTGCTGTTACCGCGGGACGTGTGAGGATTATCTTTTTTACCTCTTTCTTAAAAAGAAGATCCAGCGCCACTTGGGCTGCTAGAAGGGATTTACCACTTCCTGCCTGTCCCTTTAAAAAGGATATCTTTGATTGTAGAATTTTGTCCTTCGCTGCCTTTTGTTCTTCGTTAAGTGCGATGTTAAATTTAATGGGGTTTTTAGGCTTTTTTGCGGAATTTTGCATGGGCTATGTTTTTTTAGTTTATATAACAATATATCGTTTGTTATTATTAAAATGAAAGGATAATTTTCCTTGTCCTTTTGTGGAATAAATTGCTGATTTCAAGCTTAAAGATACATCCAAGGTATCTTTTTTAGAGAGTTTTATGTTTTGCCACTCCATATTTAGTAGTTGTCCGAGACATTGATATATATTTCGCTCTAAAATGAAATAAAAAAATTAAAAAATGGCAACAGTAAACATTACAGAAATTTTGGGCTCCGACTCTATCTCGGGGTCTAGGATAACCATCAATTCAAACTTTTTAATCCTCCAGAACTGGATAAACGGATATATCACGGTTTTCGGGATAGACAGCGTGAATGGGATTTTGGATTTAACCTCGGCTTCGACCGGTAGGGTTAGTGCTAAGCAAGGCAGCTTTAATTCTCTAGCCCTTCCGTCTTCAGGTACAGCTTTGGCCTCAGTGAACTCTTCAGGACAAGCATCCTTTGCAAGCGTCGCAACAACCACACTAACTGCTTCTGGAGCTGTGACATTAAACGGATCGGTAACTCTTTCATCTGCATCTATATTTACAGTAGGAGGTACTTCTAGCTTTAACGGGTCACTATCCGCTAACGGTGCTTTCTATTTAGGAACATCTCAATTAACAGGACACGTGATCGCTCAGAATACGATGTATCTTTCTGGGTTAACCGCAGGCTCTGCCTTCCCCGCAAATACTGCAGGTGGCGGAGGAGTTTATACGTCTATGAATTCCCCTTATGCACTGATGGGACAAGAAGATGTTATTTACGCAAATTGCGGACCAACCGGATTTTATCTAAAAATGGTTAACGGGCTTTCTCCTGCCGGCGGTACATTACCTAACATACCTCAAGGATCTAGAATAACTATTATCAACACATCTTCTGCTACAGGGTATATCTGGACCGGAACTACGGGAGCTACCGCTTATTATACAGGGTTCAACACTGCCGCTTCTTATGGCGGATTTTCTTCAGGTGGTATAGTGGTAAACCAGAATAAGGCATACAGATCTTCAGTTACCCTTCAATGGGAACCTAGAGTTGGACAGGGACAAGCCAACCAAAACGGTTCTTGGGTAGTTTTGAGCTCTACTAATATGACAGTTTAATAATAAAAATTAGAAACCTTAATGGCAAAGACACCTTTTATAAGACCGCTTCAAGTACAGGGAGGAACATTTTATTCTTTCTCATCTGCATCCGAGGATTTGTCATTCTCCTTTAATAATTCAGTTAACAAATTTAGATTTTCGAAGTTTGCCTTATTGAATATTCCAAACATCGATAATGGCTATAGTTCTTCTTCACAAGATAACCTTATTAGATTAAATGCTCCTGATGGAGCTTTTATAGACTATGCAACTTCAGCAGGAAAAATTATTACCGGAGACGGCAACATAGACTTCTCACAGAGTTTTCAAAGCTACTGCTTAAACTTTGAAACCACAGCGACTAGCACTGATGAATACGATTCTACACTTAAGCAAAACATATCAGAAAGAGTTTTCTTTAAGTGGCTCAAAGAAACGGGAGCTATGAGATGGAGACCCGCTGACTCTTCAGAGGTTTCTCCTGCTTTGAATCAATCCACAGTTACTATAGTTAATGATCTTCCAGTAACACAAAAAAGATATGTTGAAGGTGATACCGCTTTAGGTACAACCGGGGCATACGGAATAACAGCGGGTACTTATAATAGGGTAGTTCAATACGTAGGAAGTCTTGATATTGTAAATACAGTTAAGAATTCTAATAACACTTATTCTGAAGTTTATGTTTACGTTCCAACTAAGGACGGAAATACCCCTACAGTACTATTCAAAAACGTTGTAGATAAAAATTATTATCCAGATTACCAGTGGACTAATAATCCGACTAATCCTTTGAATGATGAATATCTATTCGGAAGAAATTATGACGATATTAATCCTAGTGGTCTTACTACCCTAGCCATTTTTGATGATGATGTTTTAGGAGCACCAACATCTACATATTTTTATACGGGTACAAACGGAGCGACCGCTTCTGGGAACTGGTACACTCCAAGGGATACTGCTAACACTTATTTTAGTGATATTCTTTTCACTGATGCCTCTAATGACATCCTCACTAAAACGTACAACAATAATTCTCTAACATACGTCAGATCTAGACTTGATTCAATAGGAATTGATTTCGATCCTAATTCATACCAGGGAATACTTACAAATCCTAGCATCAGCACTTTAGAAGAGTTTAATGCAACACCAGATGCTAACGACTTTGAATTCAACTGTGTTCTGGTTTATTATGACATCTACGATCCTGCTAACCCGGCAGATTCTGCAACCAATCTTTTTGGTGTTCTATTTTTAGATGACGTTAACACTTCGGGCGGAGACGTATACATTCCTAGACTTCAGAAATATAGACCTAATCCAGTAACTAAGCTTAACGGTAACTCTTATGGATTTAAGATCAATCTTAAATTTGATGTTGATATAGATCAAACTGGAGTTGAGCAGGCAATAAATGATTACTCTCCGTTTTCGCTTTCTATGTTTATGGATGCTATGAACGTTCTTCAAGACGCAAGTTCATCTTTAAATAACGCTACAACGGATTTTATAGATTTAAGTGATAGGGTAACAAGTCTAGAAAACGTAACACTCAGCGCACCAACTTCAATAAATTTAGATAGAAGAATAAACTCTATAGAGCAAACTCTTGCTGCTAATCAAGCTTTATTAAGAAATACAAGCTCTATAATGCAGCTAATTAATCAAAACTATGATTTAGTAAGATCAATTCTAAACAATCAAACTAGCGTTGAGGTTTCATATAATTTAGATCTAATTAAACAAGGAGAAGGAATTATAGTAGACAGAAGCGTACCTAATCAAGTTTTTATAAATAACGATAGCCAGGATTTTAACATAGGAGCTAACAAGGGATATGGAACATTAACTCAAAATGGATTAAATGTAATTCCTCTAGTGGATTTCTCAAATTATTTTAAACATGTTAATAATGGAAATCCTTTAACCCTAACTGGTGATTTAACAATAAGAATAGACGATAGTCAGATTAATTGGAAAAAAGGACAAAGATTTAGAATGTCCTTCGGAGACGAGATTTATCTGGGTAATTTTACTATAACTATCTTAACTGATGCTTTGGGACAATATCCTCTAACAAATCCTACAGGAACATCATATTCAAAAGTAGTAATATCACTGAATGACGCGACATTTGCTGCTTATGACTATTTACCAGTTATGGATATAGTTTGTATAGATCAAAGTAATCTGAAATTCCAAGTTGATTTAGTTGGAAAAAGTTTAACAAACAACGTATAATATAAATATTAAAAGAAATGGCAGGCACACAAAACTCAATAAGTTCTTTAATTGCTCAGTTTCTAAGACTGCAAAAGAACTCTTTGGAAATACTCAATGGATTGAACGAAGCTGCGGTTTCAACGAACGATACTGTTACTATCGAGGTTCTTGATGAGCAGGGTCTACCTAAAAACGCAAACATTCCTTCTTATGGTTATTTAAGAGGGGAACTTCAGAGAATTGACAATAATATAAAATCATTAGCTGGGATTGGAGATTCATCTTCTACAGTAAGAAATCCAGACGGAACATATTCACAGGTCTTCAAAGTCGAGACTTTGAAGAATCCACCGACTCTTTCAAATCTACCTGTACCTAATACTTTTTATGTAAAAGATAATTGGTTTTTCGAAAGCTTCCTAAGTCCACTTCTTTATGTTAGTGTGAATGTAACTGGAAAGATTCCAGACAGTGCTGATAGAATTAATGTAAAAAGGATAATTGCTAACACCGATACTGAAGTTAAAAGAACTTATTTTGATTCAAACATTAAAGGAAGAAACGATCTTACGTACGACCAATACATAAAAGCTTTACAGGACAATGGCATTGGTTATTTTGTAGATGAAGACATAGTTAATCTTCCGCTAAGAGAAATAAGATACATTGGAAATTTTGGTGTTCTTTCTTATTATGATGATTTAGTTTCTGTTACAGACGCAAACGGAAACATTTACCAGGAGACTAGAAGAAATTACAAGCTAGATCAGTTAACTTATACTGACACTTTATCAACGGTTAGAAACGGAAGAACACTGGATGTAAATGACAAAGTTTCAACCCCGGACGGAACACAGTATTTAATTACTGCGGTTAATAAAGATCAAAATTCAATCCAGGCAAAAAGAGTTTCTGGATATGAAGCTATCCAATTAGGTGCAAATACTCTTTCGATTTCATCTACAGACTTTGGTCCTAGATACATTCAAGTTAATGTTGGCTATAATGAGAGACAAGGGATTTTCTTTAAAACTATTGATGATTATTTTAATATACAAGGAGCTAACTGGTCAACCGGTATAGTTTTCTGGAGTAATGAACTTACGACTAAAAATTCAGACGGAGAAATAGTTACTTTAGAAAATTACTATCTCACAGAAGTTTCCGATATGGGTAAAGTTTTTCTTGGTATGGCCAAGGAAAAAAAGGTCCCTGCAGTTCAAGGTCTTACCCCCAATGCACCACTTGTAACAACTGACAGCTTTAAAGTTGTACAGATAAACAAACAGGTAACAGATTCTACTTCTATAAAAGTAGTTAACGACAAGCTTCAGGTTAAGAGCGGACTAAAATCAGAAATAGATTCTTTAGATGATGCTATTAATAAATCTAAGCTTCAGTTAAATACTGGATTAGCCACTTCTGACCAATTGGATGTTCAGATTGCAAGAGAAGGTGTGGATGCTAATAGCATACTAGGAGCTAATCTGACAGAGGCAAAAATAAAACAGAGAACAAATCCAATAGGGATTAACGTAGAATCTGTTAAAGCAAATCTCAATAACCTCATAAATGAGAGAGTTAAGAAGGTTCAACTTTACGCTTCTATTGTTGATGAGGTTAGTACTATAGTTCAGGATGTACCTCAAATAGTTGCTGAGCCTAAGTATAGAGTTAGAGGATTCTGGCCTATACCTGCTCCAAAAGTAAGTCCTTCTACCGGAGATCAGGCAGTCATTCAATTCTCTGTTAGATATAGATACCTGAGTGATAGCGGTTCTGCACAACCTTCAGAACAAATTGAATATACCGATATTGATGGCGTTAAAAAAGTTGGAGCTTTTTCCAACTGGGTCGAATATAAAACTGATATCAGGAAGAAAGTTTACGACGACACTAAGGGGGTTTATGTTTGGGTTCCAGAAGCAACCGCAGATTCAAATATTCAAAATATAAATCAGTTAGATTTAGCTATAACAAAAGGAGAAAAGCTTGAAATCCAGATAGCTTCTATTTCTGAAGCTGGATGGCCAGACAATCCTTTGACTTCTGAATATTCGCCTTCTGTTGTGGTGTCTTTCCCTGACAACCTTTCAGTAAACGGAGTTACAAATCTTCTTAGAACCAACAACGAAGACTCTGCAGTGGTTAAGGTTCAAGCAAATCTTGATGCTCAAGGATTGCCTGTGCACCTTTCTCAGCAATTTACTTCAGGGGATAAAACTTACTTCCACGATTCTACAGGAATAGCAAGCGGATTCTTTACAAGCTCTGGATTGGTTATAAATCTGTTTGACAAGATAACGGACCTTCAGAATCAAATAAACACTCTTAAAGCGGGTATTACGCAAGCTAAAGGAGTTCTTGAAGTTTATATTGTTGACTCATCCGGAAATAAAATTAAGATATCTAAAGGAGCTACAGCTAAGCTTAATGCTGGATTCTATTCAGATATCTACACCAGTCCACTTACAAGCGATGCTGGAAAAATTGCTTCTGTTAGTTACAGTATACAGCTTTTCAACCCTGAAGCTAGTCCTTTAGAACTTGCTTCAATCATACCTGGTGGATTGGAAACTAGAGCACCTTCCACTATAAGTGGGACTTACCCAGCTGGTTACAACGATAACTTAAGATACGGGGACGCTGCTATATCTATAACATCTCTAACTAAGCCAGATATAAGTTCGAATCAAGCTTTCAGACAAGCACCACCTTATTCTTCTGCTAGTGCATATTCACAGTTCATTTATCCTAGATATAGAAACGTCGGATTTAATCAGATCTTAGTTAATAACCCATCAGTTGGAGATCTTGGAGCATTCTTTACTTCTGTGTATACCCCTTCTTATGCTTACGATGGATCTGCTTCGACTACACAAATAAACTTCGGAGTTCCTGGAATTTATCCTCAAAACGGAACAATATTTACTCCGTATGATCCTACAGTAACTCCAGCATCTGTTCAGGGTGCAACTGCATCAAACATTTGGAATGGAACATTCTCTGGTGTTACTTCAGGAAATCCTATTGGAGGTGGAGGTATATCAGAATTCTGTATAGACATTAGACACCCTTACTTAATATCTGTTGGCGCATCAAGCTCTTACACTACATATGACGATTTGGTTAAACCTTTTGAAACTCCATTTGCATACGCTCCTTTTAGACACACACAGTCTTTCTGGGGTGATACCACATTAAGCGTTTATTGGGTACAACAGTCTTATAGAGCACCAATCACTTTTGCAGCTGGAGCTACAGCAGCAAGACAAGATGCAATGTACCCTGATAAGTTAGGATTCTCTTCGAATGATGAATATTTAATAGGAAAATTCTCTTGCGGAGCTTATCTGTTTCTAGCGCCTACTTCTGGATCTTATGTTCAGGTTCCTGGTACTACTAGTCTTTCCACTAAACAACTTCTATCAGGAGAACCTAATGCTATAAACGTCCCTCTAATATTCCAATTTAGAGCTGTTGATAAAGCAGGATACATCGGAGGCTGGAGAAAATCTGGTAATCTTTCAAATATAACATACGCTAAGAAAATAGGAATCGACATACAGGTTCTTAACGGTGATGCTTTCTCGTTCGATGTACAGGTTACTGGATCATACCAAAATGATACATTAGTGGCTCCTAATTTCGATAGCGGATTAAGTGCTGTTAATTTTTAAAAATATAAAAGCTGAGAGCTAATATGTCTCAATCTAAACTTTTTGATTACAATTCATCGTTTTCTGTAACGAGAACTAACCCTAAACTATCCGGGAATTTTAAAATCACGGTAGATTCAAACGATGGAGTTTGGTTTAATTCCATAGACGCAAATCCGACTCTAAGCGATAATAGATTTAAAAAGTTTAATATCACTGGAGAGAATAGCTACTCTGTCGATCTTTTTAATTTTTTCGATCAAGGACAGATCTCTAAGGACCTAGTTTTTCAGGTAGCTAATTTTACTAACGGAGCCGTTCAATCTGCAGAGAATTTTGCAGATCAATATGATTTTTTTTACGGAAGCGGAGCTTCTTCTTTAATAGATAAAAATTACAAAGAATCTTTTAAATATTTTGCCCCTCTTTGGATAAAGAATGAACTTCCTGATTTTTTTGTAGTATTCAAATTACCAAATCCTTTAGATTATCCATACTCTAAAAACGTAACAACAATTAATTCAGGAACTAAATATAAGATTATACAGGATTATAATAGCACATCCCCTTTTGTCGTATCTTATGGGAAAAGTCCATCAGGTAATGATATCTATTACGGAGACGGCGATGTTTTTTCAGGTCTGAATAATTATTCTACATACACAATAATCAGCGGAAGCGGAAAGGTTGCTATATTTAACGAGCTAGCTTATCTCCCGGACGTTCTTGATGTTGAACAAACCTTCAAGCAGAAGATTCTTAATAATTGTACTGCAATCAAGACTTTTGACTTAAGAGAAAATACTAAAATAGGAAAATACATAAGATCAATCTTCAACAATCCTTTATTTTCTAAATCACCTCTGGAAGTCAGCTGGGGATCTAATTCTTATACATATTTTAAAGGGGTAAGTTATAACGAAGGGGTTTTCACTAAAAAAGGAGAGCTCTTAAGTTCTTTTCTATCTTCTTCTGATTCTGATCCGATGATAGATTTTGAGGATTATATAACCTCTGGATTTTCTAGGAACGGTGTTATCTGTCCAAATATTCTAAATCTTGAATTTATATTCGACGATGACGAATCAAATCTGTATACCATTAACAGATACATCGGATTTTACGTTTCTAGAAATGATATAGCTAGTGTTAGAATGAACGGCAGTTTTTTCTATGACTATAAAGATCTAAAGGGTAACAATAACCTTCCTAAACCTTCCATAGATAATGTTGGATATTATTACAATAATTACCCAACAATAATGGGATCTACATCAGGAATCAGATTGTTCTATGAAGGGGGAAGTGGATTTTTACCGGGATCTGACGATGTTAATTTATATAACCCGAATAAGCTTTTTTATATAACAGATAAAGATAATAATTTTTATAGTCTTAAAAGAAATGAAGATTATTTAACACCTGGCGGGAATTCACCGGATTATTCCTACGGTCCTTTTAATTATAGCACAGATACTTTTTCTGCAACAGGATCCACTGGAGCAACTTCAGGGTCTGTTGTAATCGGAAATACTATAACCAATCTTCTTAACTTCACAGGATCTGATACTAAAGTAGGAACAATACCAGGAATAAATGCAAAGGAGGCTGGAAGATCTTATGCAGAAGTGGAGTTTCTAAAACAGTATGATCTAAACAATCCTTTAACATTTAAAATATACTGGCCTAACGGATCGCAGTCAGAGGGCAGCAGAAAATATGACGTTGTGAGATCTGGTGATTTTTCTGCAATATTTCCTTGGGTCGAAGGAGCATATTATTTTACTGGAGATTCTTATTATTTCAATGCCTCTGCAGGTACAACTGAACAAATTGCAAGTGCTTTTTCCGGGGTAGTTAGACAGGTAGATCAGATAACTTGGGATTCCGGATACGATTCTGCTTCTTCTGTGATAAGACTCAAGAACCCGGGATTCTATGGTAACACCCAGTATTCCATTAGCGTTTTTGATGACTACACATCTTTCTTAACCGTGTATAAGGGAAATTGGTCAAATAGTTCAGCATATTCTATCGGTGACGTTGTAATGTATGATAATTCATATTATTCCTCGAACATCGCAATATCATCATCTAGCGGATCAGGAACAATCCCAGGAGGTACAGCTTGGAGTCCATATAAAACTTTTAGTCAGAGTGGATATGTTAAAATAAATGGGGTTGATGCTTCGGAACTAGACTACAATACGAATTTCGTGGGCGGGACTAAAACCAAAAACAATAGAATAATTTTTGATAATAAATATTCTAATTTGGTTCAACCTGGATATTTTATGAATACCACGACGGGGAGGTCTAAGATTACCAGTGTTACCAAGTATGTCGATTCACCTAAAAAAGATCCAGACACCGAGAGTGTTATAGGATTTAATAATTTTAATTATCTTCTTGTTGCTAACCTTGAAGACGAAAATGCTATAGTTGCATTAGGTTCTGATAATTCTTTCAATACATATTCTTCTGCAGTTTCTAAGATAGGAGTTTTTACATTCTTTGATACTAAAGAATTTGATTTTGATTTCTGGAGTTCAAATTACGGATACAATCCTGTCGGCGAAACCTTTAAATATTTCCAAATCCAAACAGGGGTTACCGGTGCAATAGATCCGAATATTCCATATCTAGTTAAATCTGGACAGGTCCTATATAATAACAATCTGTATGATCAGGGTGCTATATTCTATGGTGTAACCGGATACACTTCTTTCGAAAACGCTAACCCTAGTATAGCTAAGGACGTTGTAGTTTTTCCTGCCCAGTACTCTAACATATCTTATGATCCTAGCGCTACTAGTTATCAAGATATAAAATACTATAAAGATCTTGATGCCTTTATTGGATTTTTAGGAATACAGGAGTTAAATCCGGATTCACTTAAATCTGGTGCAACTAAGGAGGAGATTTTCCTTCATGGTAAGCTCAATTCTGAATATGAGTATTTAAGAGAAAACTATACCCCAAGAAGAGCTAATCTATCTAGAATAGTTCCGTATATAAATAAATGGGGCTATTATTCCGGATTTGATGCTAGAGGTAATGAATATAGACTAAATTCAAGTCCAGCTTTTTCGCCTTTAAATTTTTCACCTACTTTAGATAGAATAGCATCGGATCCTCAGTATCTAAGTCAGGAATGGCTTCTTCTTGAAAGACCTCCAAGAAAGTTTCCTAAGGATTTAATGAACGATCAGAACAGTTATCTTGCTGGAAAGATAGATCTTTTGAAAGCTAAAAGTGCAGATCCTAGCGACTATCTTTATCTTCCTTCATATTTTACTGTTGAGCCTGAAGATTATGATGCTGAATTCAGGGACACATCTTTCTACACTAAAGAGCTGTTTACTTCATTAGAATACAATCCTGCATCTGGATATTATGAAACTCTTTTCAGAGGAGCTAAAATAGTATTTAAAAGGAGATCTAACCTTACGACAGGTCAAACAGACGGATTGGATAAATATGTTCCAAATTTCAGGGGATATCAGGACTATAAGTTTTCTGCAATTCTAAGAGCTATCCCTGAAGACAGCGACACTATACAACCTCCAGTAACTTATGAGGTCATAGAAAATACACAGCAGAAGTTTATACTTTTTGTTTGTAACGTTGTTATAAAAGATCATAGGGTATTTCCTTTAGGTTATACCGGAGGAACAGGTGGGGACCCTGTTTTAGATTACACTTCTCTGTACTCTATATCAGGTAAGAATAAACTAAACTACCCTTTAGTTTCGGGTAATCCTTTTACTTCTATAGATGACATAAAACTAAGTGTTGCTCTAGATCTTTCTCTTGCTTCAGGTAGCTATGCTAACACTACAGTTACTGGAGTGATAAACTCGATTAAGAGCACAGATTATGAAGTTGATCTAAGACAAGAGATACACACTTTCTATGTTGAGAACGCTTCGGGTGCAACATCGGGGGTTAGTTCAACTGGGGCTGGAAGTTTCTCCGTTCCTTCTATAAGTTGTTCTTACCCTTGGCCTATTGGGGTTGGCCCTTCTTATATAGAGTTTGGTAAAGTTGCAACTGCTTCCAACTACACTTTTACGATACCTTTCTCTCCATCTAGTCCAGTAACAATCCCGGTTGGACCTTCTTCTATCTACAAGAATAAACCGGTTTTCCAGCTTTCTGGTGGTGATAGATACTACGAGTCTCTTTTAACCAGATGCACTGCTGCTTATATTTCTAAGAAAGTTAACTCAAGCTCTCCTTATATAAAATATAAAACGTATTACTGGGATGATGCTTTATCTAACACAATTCTTAAAGAAAACGATTTTGAAATCTATATAGAGAAACCAACAAAGGTGGTAAAAGTAAAAGGTAGTTCATACATTAAGACTAAAAACGGACCACAGGAACTAAAAGGTAATTCTAGCGTTACTGGATTCGAGGTAATAAAAGGTAATCCTAAGCTTCCTTCTATTATGCTTAGATACTCTGGAGGATATGAACCATTATTTAGGAAGGTCGTACATTTCGATAAAGATAAGACGGATACAATATCCGGATCAGGTGGAACTATAGATCTATCTTTTAGAAATTGCAACTTTGCTCCAAATAAACTTTATTTTGGAATATCTAGAAATCTTAGCTATACTAAAGTTTCTTTGGGCTCTCCCATATTATCCCTTTCGAATTCATTCCCAGAGGGACCGATCTATCCTTATATAGGTCAATCTCCAATTGCTAGAAAAGATTTTAATCTTTTCTCTTCAACTTGGGATCCTGGATATTATGAAAAATACAACACGGCAACAACATTTAGTGAGGTCGCAGGAACGAGATCGATGAAAGAATTTAATACTTTCTTTGGATCTAAAATGATGCAAACTCCAGATCCTGTTGGAATTTCAAATTATATAAATCTTGAGATATCAAGAACGTCCGGAGATTCTAGTGTTTCTAGCATTAATTCTCAAATAGATAGTTACATTAAATCTATTCAAAACATAACATCAGCCAACTCAGGCAGCGGGATAGGAAATGTCGGTCCTTATCTTTCTGGCGTTGATTACGATAAACTCGATTTAAACATTTTTCCTAACGCAGAGATAGTTTGGCAATATTTTTCAGAAACTAGAAGAATCTCTGGAACTATAAGATTGGATAGAATGCTAAGAAGATATCTTCTGAATTCTGGGATCAAGCAAGTGTTTATAGATAATATGATTTCCGATTTTGGTGTTGGAAGTCCAAATTCTATAAATGATGATGTTAACGGGTACATAGATCTAAATGTTGCTCCTATTTACGAAGGCGGTGAATTCGATCTATATGTTATGAAAACAGGAGAGCGAGATTTTCAGGTTAAAGAAACACTAAGAGGTGATATATTTAAAGCTGATAGATATAAAATGGGGTACTACCTAAATCAGAATTACAAATTAACAAAAGTAAACAATTTAGTTTATAATTTCGAATTTCCTTTTGAGAGAAACTTCGATTATTCCCTATTGTTTAACTTCTCGATAACTAAAATTTAAAGATGCCTAATACCAATATACAAGCACTTAATTACGGTGACAACCAAAATCAGCTGATAAACAAGCTGAATAATAATTTTGACGAGGTTGTTGAATTCCACGGAGGAAGCCAGGGTTTGACTGGACCAACAGGAAGTAGAGGTCCAATTGGTGAATCTGGTACTATCGGAATAACTGGTCTAACTGGACCTAGAGGAACAAGATGGTTTATTAACGCTAGTGTTAGTCCATCAGGCTCTGGAAATTATGTGGTCGAGGGAGATTATTGGATAGAATCTGTTACGGGACAAATCTACATTTTCACCGATACCGGGTGGACATACACTGGATATAACTTCAATGCAACTGGATCTCTATTTTCTTCCATAACTAGTAATTATGATGCTTCCATGAATCCCGCATCTGGACTCACTGGATCCTCTATTGTAGAGAATCAAGTTAATCCGGAAAAATACACATTTGTAGTATCTGATAATGCACCAGAGTCGGACATTTTAAATGAGCTACTTTCTAAATTTCTTATTTCTACAAATCCTAATAGTAACTCTGGTCCTGTTTTAGAGTTTTCTAAAAGCAACATAGAGGATGGTACGATCTCTGATTATTTACAACATCCTACTTTTAAATGGGCTAATTTCACTTCAGGTGACGATTCTATAATACTTAACGTTCCTGGAGGTATTTTTACTTTGGGTGCAAGTGGAGGATTTCAATCCTCTTCGAGAGACTATAATATAAATGCTTCAACTTCATTGTCGGTAGAGTATGGTGCGACATCCGGATCTGGAATATTTTCAACCGGTGGATTTCAAATTAATGCACCTTCCGGTGATTTCAATTTAATAAGTTCTTTTTATAGTGTTACCGGAGGTTCCGGAACCTTCTCTAAACCTATAGAATCTACTTCAACACTTCCTGGTTCTGTTTCTTCCCTTTATGTTTCTATAGGAGGAACGTCGGGATTTAGAAGTACTAGATCTGGTGACAACTCAGGAACACTCTCGCATAATGTCTACCACATTAAACTTGAAAATAATGACGGAACCCAATTTTATTTGGACACCAAGGGAAAGCTTAAGACCAATAAGATCGACGAGGGACTTACAATTCCGGTTAATACCCCTGGTATAACAGGCGCTAATAATTGGTTTGTGTTATCTGCACCATATACTCCTGATAGTGCATACACTTCTTTGGAAAATGGGAATAACATAATATTTGCTCCGAATATAGGATCTACTGCTTCGTATGTCGGGGTTGCTTTTAACACTCTGATTGATTATTCGCTCGGTTCGACCGGAGGGGTTCTTCCTGGAGAATCTATAGATATAAATGTTTACTGTGGATCTGATCAATATGTTGGTTATTGGGAAAATCAAGTAGATGGAGCTAATTATACTGGATTTAAGTATATTGGATACGGTTCGACTGGAGGGGTTACCACAGCGGTTACATTTCCATTTAAAGCTCAAGCTATAGATTTTACACTAACCAAGGGAGTAACTGGTCCTTTAACCACAGTTTTTTATAAAGCATATAACACTGGAGTTGGTGGAGTTGGTGCCTCGGGGGGATATTTCAGTTTCTGATATATAGCATAAGCTAAGTAATATAAAATGCCAGATTTAAAATTATTAAGAATAGAAGACGGGGATTCACAAAAAGTTTTTGTTGATAAGATTAACTCAAACTTTTCTAATATTCTGTCTTTTGGTGGAGGACCCTACGGGAGAATAGGAAAAAAAGGTCCTCAGGGTGACCAAGGAACATTGGGACCAGCTGGATCCTATGGAGATCCAGGACAGAGAGGTAATATATGGACGGTTGGAGGAACATCATACCCATCATCTCCTTTTAATGATGACTTCTGGATAGACGTTTTTAATTTCAATAAAGTCTATCAATATGAGAATGGATCTTGGTTAGATTACGGTTTAAATCTATCTGCTCAGGATCTATTTAGAATATATGGTCCTTTAGTTACTGAATCAAGCGGGGTTTCAAATAGGAACGGATATTTTATAACTTCACAAATACCAGAGAGTTATACCGTTGTATTAAGCGATAACAATTTCGATTCTTCTCTTTCTGGAAATAGTGTCTATACTTTTAACCCCCAGTATTCTAAGATGGTGCTATCGGTTAACAGCAATATAGAAACAAGAAAACTTTTAGAGTTCACTAAGGCAGATTATCAAATAGATCCAGCATTCTATTCTAAAACTCCAAGATTTCTTTGGACAACTGGAGCAACTGCTGACAGAGGTCAATATGGATTGAAATTTGAATCCTATGGTGGATTTTCTTTAGATATACAAAATGCAGCTTTAAACCTAGAATCAAATACTTCTAGCATAAGACTGAATTCAACCGGTTTTAATATCAATCTAAATTCAACTAATCCACTTACTATGACCTCTGCCGGAGGTAATATAGTTTTTGATTTTAGCTCAACTGGAACTGCTTTATTTTCAGCCTCCAATATAAAATACGCGAATAATACATTCACCATCCCGGTAAGAACCCTTTTCATATCCGGATTCAAAGATGCAAATCCACCCCTTTGGCTGAATACCACGGTCGGGAGCGCATCTGGACTAAGACACAAGTCAACCGTTTCAACAAATAGGAACTCTTTCTTAATGAGGATCCTTGATATAACAGATGTTAATTCACCACAGTCAATATTCAACGTTTTATCAAACGGTGACGTTTATTATAACAGAAAAATAGATTCAGTTCAACCGTCTCAGAGTGTAACTAACAGCGTTTCTGCAAATGTGACTGATAATTACGGAACCGTATCTTGCTATTGGACTACAGTAATTCCAACAGTGGCTATGACTGCTCAAGGACAAAGTAATATGCTGATGTCCAACAACGGTGTTGATTTCGTTTTCGATCCTTCTAGATTTAATGGTGACGGTTTGACAGGGAGTAACGCTGGAATATCTCTATGGCTTCCTTCAGCATTTGGCGGTACTGGATCAAACCGGGGATGGTTAAATCTTTTAGATGACCATGAATGTATAACAATAAGGGTTAAAAGTTCTAGCAGTAATAAGATGTTCAGGTATCTTGGAATTAACACTAACACCACACAGAATTCTACATTCCCCGATGGGACTACTAGTCCCGGAGCAGTTGGTAACGGACAGGTAGTTGATTTAAGCAGTGGGGCTAGTGTCGGAGCATCTGCGGTAGATTTCACTATAATGAACATATCAGGAACAGGACCAACTGGAGCTAGTTACAGATGGTTTAAAGTCTATTATTCTGCTTATGGTCCAAATCTATGGCTAGGATTTGGTGATCATGTAAAATGCGGGGTATTATATACAGTAAATTCAACACCTTTTTAAAAGATGCACTTTAATACTAAATATATTTTTCAGGGAGACTCAGAAAAAGAGATAGTCAAAAAGATAAACTACAATTTTGATCAGATTCTTTCTTTCGCTGTTGGCCCGGACGGACACGTAGGTGACAAAGGTCCAACAGGATACGCCGGACCTGCGGGAAAAAAAGGCGTACATGGAGGATCTGGTGCAAGGGGATCTTTATGGTTTAAGCAATCAACCGAGCCATCTTCATCTATAAGTAACCAATTCGATAAGTGGATAGATGAATCAACAAGTTCCAACGAGGTTAAAGAATATGGCCCAACAGGAAGCTGGAGTTACACAGGATACTCAATGTTTTCCTCCACTTACTTCAAATCGTATTCAGGAATATCTGGACCTGCTGGGGTTACTGATAAATTCGTTATAGGATTTTCAAATTCTGGCGGATTAACTGCAAGTGAAACGAGTCTCGTTCTTTCCGACAAGACATTGGATATAACCAATTCAAATCCTAATAGAAGTAAACTGGTCATTTCAACTCTTGATCAAACTTCCACCCCTGTACTTACATTTACGAAAACAACTACAAATACTACGGGTGCTCCTTCGTTCTATTGGAAAAATATGGGAGCAGATACAGGTTTAGTTCTAAAATCTTCAGGCTCTTCCATTTCTTTTGTTTCTTCCCTAGGCCTAACCATAGATTCAAGTACAGCTAGAAGTATAATCTTTGGTACTTCTATGACTATGACAGCTAACAATGATATAAAAATTTCGGGATTAGGAGATTTTATACTTGGGACTAATACTACTATAGGAACTGGATCTGCTTTTGCCATACTTACTAGCAACATAGAAATGGCATCATCGTATTATAGATCCAATGTACCTACTAAAATAAATAATTCGCAGTCCGGAGTTTTTACTTTGGATAACACCAAAAACGTAACTGGAACTTCAACATCTTATGGCATACAGATGGAAGTTCAAAGTCAAGTTAATTTAAGGGGATTTGAATTTTTAGACCTAACTGGTTCTGCTATATTTTCGGGGAAAATAAAAGGTCCGGTGTCTTCTGGTAAATCTCTTCAAACAACTTTTGGCTCAACTGGGAATGCAGCAGCAGGATCTACAGGGGGCCCTTATTTTTATCATGTCAAAAGGCTTAAAGAAATACGCTCTGATGGTAGCACAGTGACTTGTAGACAGTATTTCAATTCAAGCACTTCAACTACTTATAACATACCTAATGTAATAGATCTAGACTCTTTGACACTGTGGGATTCCAATTACATCATGGTAACCCCAATAGGTACTGCTTTAAACTCATGGAATCCTCCAACAACATACGGAGTTTATTTAAAGATTCCTGCCCCTCTTTCACCTACAGCTCCTTTATTTTATAACGGAACTGCTACAAATTACAGAGTTTTCGTTAATGACATAAACCCAAGTAACAGTGCGCCTAACAACGACATTAAAATAGTGGGTTTAGTTTGGGACTACACTAGATACACAGGAACTTCAGCAACTACGACCACTTATTATCTGACCTTTCCTAGAGAAAGAGACATGAATTTTTATCAGAGCTACGGTTGCTCTTATGTTGATCTTATATGGATGCCACTCACGAGTTCAACCAATGCTACACCTAAAATATTTTGGAAAACGTGTAACGGGAGTGCAGGGTTTATCAACGTCACCAACTACTACACTGTGGGACAATCAGTTCCTCCTAGCTCTGGCGGTGGAAGTGTCGGAAATCCGCTATCTTCTTCCGGTGGAGGTGGCGTATCTTCTGGAGGCGGTGGTATCGGTGGCGGAGGCTATGGAGGCGGATCCCCTTCGGGTGGAGGCTGCTTCTTGCCTGGAACTCTTATAACTATGGCTGATAGATCTAAGAAACTAATAGAAGAAATTTCGATAGGAGATCTTGTGATGTCTTATGATTTCAACTCTGAAAAATTGACAGAGGATGTTGTTTCCGAAACATTTAATCTCGTAAATAGCAATATAGTAGAATTTGTTCTAGAAAACGGGACATCTTTAAGAAGCACTTCGGATCACCCATATTGGGTTGAAAATAAAGGCTGGTGTTCTTTTGATCCCATAGCAACTAAAGATAAATACAGCATAGATTCTGCTCTTATAGAGGAGGATGATCTATTAACTTCGGATGATCTTAAACAGATTAAGATAATTTCGATTAAAAAACTGGAAATGTTAGAAAGCAAAGTGATAAACTTCCATGCGCTTAAGAATCAGAATTATTTTGCAGAGGGAGTCCTAGTTCATAATAAACAAATATTCATCCCTGCGGAGTAATTTATAATATAAAAACAATAAAAATGGCTTTATTAACAAAAAAAGAAAAGGATACGATCCTAAAATTCTCAGAAACCTACATCAAGCTTCATGGGGAGATAGTCGAAGTTGAGAAGCAGATAAAAGAGCTGGAGCAAAGATCAGGAGATCTAGTAAACGATCTTCAGTGTTGTAGAAAGAATGAGTCCGAATTTATGAGTAAGCTCGAAGCCAAATATGGCCCAGGGAAGTTAAACCCTATGACCCTTTGTTGGGAAAAAGAAATTATTATAGATGAAGTACTTCAGTAAAGAAACACCAGGAAAAGTTTTCAGCCTGTTATCTAGCAGGATTGGACTTTTAGTAGTTATAGCAATCTTAATTATGCTATTTCTAAAACAATGCAACGAGAGAGCAGCAATCGAGGCAGAAGCAAAAAGAGAGCACAACAATTATCTGGCAGCTCAGGATAGTGTTAGAACTATAAGTAAAGATAAGGACCACCTCATTCAGGAAAAATCTGCTTTTCAACTTAAAGTTTCAGAGCTTTCTAAAGAGCAAAAAGATCTAGTATCTCAACTAGGACTAAAATCAAACGGTAGAGGAAATACACCTAGAACTGTTATTGAAACCGTAGTTGAGTATAGAGATACCGGAAGAGTGGTTTCTTCGGTTATTAAAGACGCATCTGGTGAATCTATTAATTTTGAATACGCACCGGAGATGAAGGGAAAGAATAAATTAGTTATATCAGGAAAAACCCCATATAAAGTAAATCTTTTTAAAGATCCCGAAGACAGCACTAGATATTTAACCTCTGTTGATCCTGGACATACTGATTTAACAATTGCACAGAATATAGAATTGGTTACTGGAATATATCAAGATCCTAAGTCAAAGAGAATTATGACTAGAGTTAGCACAACTTTTCCTAATTTAACTTTTAGTGATGTTAACTCTTTTGATATTACTGATAACCCAGAAACAAGAAAAAGTCTTAAGAACGCCAGAAAAGAATTCGGAATTGGATTCACAATGGGTTACGGAATGGCTTTATCAACAACAGGAGTTAAACCTGGATTAATATTAGGAGTTGGTTTCCACTACACCCCTAAGTTTCTCCAATTTGGAAAATAATTAGAAAAATGGCATATAGTACATCATCAAAATACGTTCAGCTCACTCCATATCTTTTAATGGAGTATATGTATGCTGATCAACCTACCCCGGAAACATATTTTACGAATACCGGAGGATCCACTGTTACCTTTGATAAATTGATCAATGGGTACATGTCTGATGCTGTACAGATTTTTAATCCTCCAGCGGATTATAGCATAACCCAAAACGGTCCAGAAAATAGTGTGGTTAAGATAGCTGAGAATTCATTTGTGACCTTAGATTCTAACCTTATAATCCCATTTAATGATTATTCGGAATATCTTACTGACACCACGAATCTTCCGATAACCTTTCCGTATAACTTAAGTGTTGTTTATGACACTATCAGATACCACCTCAGAGCGGGATACAATCTTCAGAATATAGATGGACTTATTATAGGAATAGATTTTCAGGATGTCGATTCTACTTATGTTACAATTTCTCAGATACTTTTAAAGAGAGGAACTGAACAGGAGTACACTTTAAATCCCAATCCTGTAACAATTGGATCAAACATCTATGACAAGTTCTTTGAGATCAAGATACCTAGTTTAAAGAACATGAACGACACGTATCTTGCAACCCCAGCAAACTTCCAATCTGTTTCATTAGCGGGTTTATTAAGTGCTAGTGGAAACGGGTTTGTGTATGGAGCTCCGATGAGAATATCTCTTTGGCAGGTTCAAAGTACTGATGATTTTGCAGGTTATGACAGATATAATTCTTCCAGAATAGCTCTTCTATCTTTAGAGGAGGAAGATCCTTTTGCAAACATAGGAGCCGTGATACAAGAATCCGATAAAGGAGAATTCTTTGAATATTTTGCAACCGATAATGAAGGATTCATAGAGGATTTTATTCTTTTCCAGAATTCAATAGGAAATAGCTATTACATAAGTCATCAGATAGAAGTACTTGAACAAATTGGTGCTGCAATTATAGAAACGTCTAGGTTTGAATCTATACAGACAACTGCTTATGATACACCTAACTACTATAGACCTATAGTTAGAAATGCCGCCTATGCTGCATCTTTCTTTCTAAGATACACTATGTCTCTGGTTAATAATAAAGACCAAACAAGGGTAATTAGAATAGCATCATATTCATCTAATAATCCTTCTCAGTGGGGATTAAATATAACTCCAATTCAACTTAGTACTTTTCCGCAAGTTCAGAAAATATACAACAAGGTTTACAGTCAGCCCCAAATTAAACTTGGAGGGTTTAACACTCCACAACCTAAGGAGATATTGAAATTCACGAATGTTTACATCCAGCAGAATTTAATTAATTCCACTGCGACTAATCTGGTTCTTCAAAACGGATCTCTTACCGAGACCCTTAGTTCAACCCCTAGTGTTGCAGTTGGTACTGGTAAATTAACAGTAACCCTTTCTCCTTTTGATAATTATTATAAATTCAAATTTATTAAGAGTGGAAGTGACGGAACTCCTGTTTCTGTAGATCTTAGCAATTCGCCTATTTATAATTTGGCCTTCCTGGATAATCAGGGAAATAAAATTTATGTTCCTACTCTTTCCGATCCAACTATAGCTAGACCTTCTTCAGGAGAATTGGCTTTTAAAGTTGATGAATCAACATCAGTTAAGGTTCTTAAATTCAGTGACAGAAGATTCTTTATAGTAAGTGGAGGAGGAAATCCACTAGGTGCTACAGGATCAACGGTGGCTCTGGCTTCAAGTGTTGAAGCTGTTGCCTCTGGAAATAGTGAAAGATTAAGAGCAGTTCCTATTTCTAGTACAGATCCTGCTATAAATCTAGCCACTCAGAATTATAAAAGTCTTAACACGATCACTAAGACAACTAACACTTTAAACCCAGACTCAACTAAAAACAATCCTGCTAGTGTTATCTATTGGGGATATTGGAAGAAAGAAGGAGAATCTGATTTTGTAACAACCGTTACCACGGCAGGTGCAACTGGTGCAACTGGTGCTCCAGCTCCTGTAAGTAGTGGAACACAGGTTCTTGGAGATCTTGAGCCAGTAGTTATTATTCCTAGAAAACCATTTATCCGTACAATTAAACCTCCTGTTAGAGGCCAAATTCTAGAATCTAATCTTGGATTAACCGGACCTGTAGCGGTAAGCTCAGCAACAAATCGGTTAACAGGAAACGCTTTGATTTCTGCCCTTAGCGCTCAGATTCAAGGGTACAAAGATTCTGGATGGAAAGATCAAACAATTATAGATTACTTCCTAATACCAGGAAATCCTGGGTATATCCAATATCCTGGATTAACTAAAGCTGAATTCATAAAAGCAGCAAGTGGAATTCTTTCTCCTACTTCTATCAGCGTTCTAACAAGACAATCCATCTCATCAAGTGGAGGCGCTAGTGGATGTCCAACACCAGATATGAAAATTTATTTAGGTAAGGATAATTGGGTTACTGCAGGAAACTTAGTTAAAGGAATGGAGGTTTACACAGTTCATGAAAAAACAGGGGAGTGGGGAATTTACAAAGTTGTTCATTCTGAAATAATCAAGCAACCTGTGTTGGCTGTTAAAATAGGTGACAAGAGAGTAACCGTTTCAGCTTCCCATAAATTCTTAACGGATTCCGGAAAATATGAAGAAACTATGGATCTGAAGATTGGATCTCTCATAAGAACTATAAATGGAACTGCCATCCTATCAGAGAAGAACTACATTGGTGAATCTGATGTTGTTAAAATAGAGGTACAGGGAGCACATACCTATGTAATGGAGGGGTTTGTTTCTCACAATAAAAGAGCAGCAGAAAACGTAGTAGAATAATAGATTATGATTTTAAACCCGAAAGCTAATAGTTTTTACTTTAATTTCCCTAAAGGATTCTTTAGTGAGAGAGTAACTCAAAAGTATGAAAAATACATCAAAAGGCAACCAATACCTTTTGATAATGTGCAGCAGTATGTAAACAGCACAATTCAATCTGTAGGTTTCCCGAGTATATCTATAGACACAGTTGAACAAGTTAGGCTACTAGGGAAAAAGGTAAACTATAAAAGTTCAACCCCTATCCAGGATTTGTTCTCAAGAGATTTCTCTATTAACTTTAAAATGGCAGACGGGTTTGTGAATTACTTCATAGTTTTAGACACTGTCTTAGATTTTCTTAATTTTGGGAACCCCCAGTTATTTATACAAGATTTACCTTTAAGAATAATGGATAACGAAGGGAACGTCCTCTTTTCGTTGACCTTCCAGGAGGTAATTTTCAGCTCCCTAAATAACATAGATCTATCTTATACTAACAATAGCCCCAACTTTACCACATTCGCACTAGGATTTAGATGTAACTACATAGACATAGTTACGGAGATAAAGTAAAGATATATAAACTAAACAAATTAGAAAAATATGAAAAGCTTCACTCAGAAAGTAAACGAAATGAAATACGCACAGCCTCTAGGGGGTCAAAAAGACCAAATGAAGAACCTTTTGGTTGCTGCTGCTGGAAACGATCAAAGAGTATTAAACGATTTGGTAAACTGCTTAACTGACGACCAAATGGAGAAATGCTTCCAAAAGCTTTCTAAAGTTTATGGATACACTGGATCTTTTGGTCAGATCGTTCACCCTTCAATGTAATTTCATGTCAAAAGACAAAAATTTTGTAGGTATAGACTTTTCGATAAACTCACCAGCCTTCTGCTGTTTTAAGGACGGCAAATATGTCTGGGGATCGTTAACTAGATCCGATCGAACAAGCGAATCTTTAACAAAAAATTCAAAAAAACCGTTTTCTGTTCTAAGCACAGAAACCGATTTTCACCTGCATTTCTTGGATAAGAAGGAACTTCCTGAGGACTACACAGGAAGGGAGAGAACTAAGATAGTTTATTTTAACGAGATTGCAGAAAAACTGTGGAATAGCATTTTAGAGATAATGGAGGATTCTGAGTTCTTTGTAGCAATGGAGGGACTAAGCTTCTCTTCAAACGGAAATGCCCTAATAGACATCTCGATGGCAACTGCTCTTTTAAGAAAAAAAATTATAGATAGAGTGAGTGTTGATAACTTTTATGTTTTTTCACCGACCTCTATTAAGAAGTTTGCTCTAAAGGGAAATGCTAAAAAGGACGAGCTTTACGAAGCTCTTTGCAAAGTAAGCGACGGAACAAATCTGAAGAACTTTACTAATATATTAGAGTTCAACAAATCTGAATGGATAACTCCAAAAAAGGTTGTTAACAAACCAATTGATGATATTGTGGACGCAACTTGGATAACTTTATATTTAAAGGAAGAATTAAAGGGAAAATTAAAGGAAATTTATGGAATTAAAGGAAATTTTGAATCAACGTCTGCTTGAGGCCTCTGAAATACTAAATGCCTTTTCTACAAACGAGGAGTATCTAAACTCCGTAACAGAGGCGGCCGAAATAATCATTACAGCTTTACAGTCTAACAATAAAATAATCACTGCGGGGAACGGCGGGTCCATGTGTGATGCTATGCACTTTGCTAGCGAACTTAGTGGAAACTATAGAGATGATAGAAGTCCTTTACCTACTATTGATATATCCAATTCATCTTAGATATGGTAGAAAAAAATTATTTAAAATTAAACAAAATTAAGAGAAACAAAAGGAAAACAAAAACTAAAAACTAAAAATAAATTTTAAAATCATGAGCAATTTAGACATTTTTAATCTCGACGCGGAAGCTTTTGTAACAAAAGCAAATCAACAAACAAGTGGTAAAGACCTAGATTTTTACAAGCCTTACCCAGAAGACGGTAAGGATGGAGTTTACAAATCTTTAGTTAGATTTGTTCCTAACCAGGTAAATCCTGCTAAGTCTAAAATCCATAAGTACTATGTGTATTTAAACGATCCAGTTTCAGGAAACGGATTCTCAGTAGACTGTCCTTCAACAGTTGGAAAGAAATCAATTTTGAAAGACCTCTTTTGGAAATTGAAAAACTCACATTCGGCTGCAGATCAAGAACTTGCTAAGAAGTTCTCAAGAAAAGAGGACTACTATGCTTTAGTTCAGATCGTGCAAGATAAAAACAAACCTGAATTAGAAGGAAAGATTATGATCTTCAAGTTCGGTAAAAAAATCAACGATCTTATCGAAGCTCAGCTTCAACCTGAATACGGGGATCCTTGCAATCCTTTTGACCTTTTCGGGGGAAGAGAATTTGCTGTTCACGTAAGAAAAGTAGGAGAGTGGAACAACTACGATCTTTGTTCTTTTGTAGGCGAAAAAGCACCAATTAAAGTAAACGGATCTCCGATGTCAAAGAATCAAGATGACATGAACAAGATTCTTGAGTATTTAAAAACCGGTCCTCAAAATCTAACATCTTTCGATTACAAAGATTGGGATGACGAGGTAACAGATAAGGTGATGACAGTTATTAAAAACACTGTACCAGAAGCAAGAATCGTAAACGAGATCGTAGGATCCGTATCTAGCTCTTCTTCAAATTACAGCAATCCGGCTACACCTTCAAGTTCTTCAAACGATATTTATAACGAAGTTAGCAACACTAAAGTTGGATCTGCTAAATCTGAGAGCGCTCAGCCTGCTCAGCAATCAGCTCCTTCTAAGTCTAGCTCTTCTTTGGAAGATCTTTATAACGATCTTTAATCACAACATAAACAAGGACAGCCTTCTAGGAAGGTTGTCCTTATTTTTTAACAATGGAATTATCTAGAGTAGAAGACTTAGTAAGAACGGTTCTGTCAAAAGAATTTAGAGGAGATCCAGCCAGACAGATTATCTATAAAGCGGGTAATAGACTGAATTTCTCTTGTCCTTATTGTGGGGATTCCGTAAAAGAAGCCAAGAAGAAAAGAGGTAATTTCTATTTAGATACTTTATCATATAAATGCTATAACGGAGGATGTGGAATATTTAAGGACTCTGCTACTTTCTTTAAGGATTTTTCAGTTTACTCTAAACTCAGCGGAGATGAGAGGGAACAAATCAGAAGTGTATTAGAAGAGAATAGAAGCAAGAGGAAAGTCTCCTATGGCAAGATAGACGTTGGTCTATTCTTTGAAAATGACATCAATGAAATCATTATACCCCGAAGTGAATTCATGTCTCGTCTTAAGTTACAAGAGGTGACAGGATCACAAATACAGAGATACATCCAGAGAAGATCTCAGAGGACAGATTCTAGGTTTGCTTGGGATCAGAAGTGGCAAAAACTATATCTATTTAATCTGACTCCAGATGAAAAGATTGTAGGACTCCAGGTTAGAAATATGGAATCATTTAAAGGCTCCACTAAATACTTAACATATAAGCTGAGCGGCATTTATGAAAAAATTCTAAAAGAGACTAATCAGGAGATATTGGATAAAGCCAGAGAAGTTGATCCAATATCTAACGTCTTTGGAATAGGCTCACTTGATTTCAGCAGGGATATAACAATCTTTGAAGGCCCAATGGATTCTTGGTTATGGGAAAATTCTGTTGGTCTTTGCTCTCTAGAAAATAGATTCCCTTTTGATGTGGATAACAAAAGATTTTGGTATGACTGGGATAAACCAGGTATACAGAAATCAATAGATCTTCTAGGAGCTGGAGAAACAGTTTTTAACTGGGGAAAATTTTTGGAAGAAAACAATATAACAAAGAATAGAAAATGGGATTTGAATGACGTTGTTATTCATCTCAGAACAACCGGTAAAAAAATAAAAAGATTCGATAACTATTTTACAAATGATGTCCTTGACCTTAGATATTTTATTAATGAGTGATCCTTCTTCCGGTTCAGATAAAACCGGAGAATGGGAGCATGAAATAGATAGAAGAAGTTCTCCAAAGAAAAAATTCCCTTTAAAGATCAGAACAGATCTTAGCGATCTGAACTCTGAGTTTAAAGATCCAGAGGTGTCGGATCCACCAAAGAGAAAATCAGAGATGAAGAAGGAAGCTAGAGTGGTGGAAACAGGCAAGAGTAAAAATAGGAGTAAATCCAAAGACAAAACAAAACTTTTTTAAATGTCAACAGAAGAGAAAAAAGACTTTAATAAAATATTCGAAGGTGAAAGAAATGAATGGAAGGAGAAGATCCAGGTGATTTCTTTGCAGATGAAGGATATAAAGACACTAGCAAAAGCCCAGGTGGATCTTTTTAGTCAAAGACAAATATTGCTGGAGTACAGCTATAAATTAGCATCCATAATTTCTAAACTAAACACAAAGTATAGAAGCGAAAAGTCTAGGAAACTAAAGGATTACTCTGAAAATAATGATGTTCGATACGGATCTAACGAGAAGACTGTTTTAATAGAAGGAGATTTAAGCGAGATCCTAGAAAAAATAGAATTGGTAGAAGGACATAGAAAATTTATAGATCAAACCACACAAACCGTGGATCACATGCTTTATGGTGTGAAGAGTCGCATTGCTCTTGAAGATTACCTAAGGGGCAACACAATTAAATAGAATATATAATAAATGCTTAAATTCCAAGTTTCTGAAGACCAACAATGGATGATTCTTTTAGAGTCATTAGACGAGGTCGAGAAGAAACAAATAGAAATATCTCTCACAAAGAAGATCCACAACTTCTATTTTCATCCACTGGTAAAGAAAAAACTATGGGATGGGAATATTTGTTTTGTTGAAAAAAGGGGTGGCTACTGGAAAGTCCCAATAGGCCTCTGGAGAGAGGTTATGCAAATAGGGGAAGACTATAATATAAAGATTGAAATAAATGGTCTTGACAACATCATCAATCCGAATTTAACCCTCGAGGAATACACTTCATGGGTTAATGACTTTTTTGCAGATTCCGATATAGAGCCAAGAGATTACCAGATAGAAACAGCATGGAAGATTATAAAGTATAGATACTCAATTTCTGAGGTGGCAACGTCTTCTGGAAAAACCCTTATCTCCTTTATGATATTTGCTTATCTTAAATCTAAAGGACTGGTTCGTAAATTCATGATGGTTGTGCCTAGCACCAATCTTGTTTTTCAAGGAAGCGATGATTTCGATGATTATGGTCTTGCTAAGCTTGGAGTTAAGATTCAACAAATAGGTGGTGGTAATAAATTAAGGGAAGGATGTGATTTAATTATTGGAACATTCCAATCTCTAGTTAAACAAGACAAGGAATTTTTTGAAGAGATTGATGCAGTTTTTGTTGACGAAGCGCACCACACCAACTCCAATTCTATTAAGAAGATAGTTTCACATTGCATGCACTCTAAATGGAGATTCGGATTAACCGGAACTTTGACCAAAAGAGGCACTGCAGATTATCTAACCATTCAGCAATTTCTAGGACCACTCGTCGTGGAAATCCCACCGAGCTTTCTATTTGCCAATAACTATGCAACTCCCGTTTCTATCAAGGTTGTTATTATGGACTGGTTAGAGAAAGAGTATAAAGAGAAACTAGCGGATCTTAAATTGAACAACAACAACCTGGAGGGGAATGAAGTTTATAACATAGAAAGGAAACTTGTGATAGAGAGCAAGAAGCGTCTTAATTATGTAGTTGACTTCATCAGTAAAACATCTAAAAATTCACTGGTGTTATTCCAATCTGTAAAGGACGAATACGGAAAACAGATATGGAATTTAATCAGGGAAAAGAATAACGACAAAGAGGTTTTCTATGTTGACGGAGAAACCGATGAGGGATTAAGAGAAGAATATAAATCTAGAATGGGAGGGGGTAACAATAAGATTCTCGTTGCAACCTATGGTACGTTCTCCACAGGTATTTCCATAAATAATCTACATAATATCTTTTTAGTTGAGTCTTACAAGAGCGAAGTTCTCATAAAACAGAGCTTGGGTAGAGGTATGAGAAAAATGGAGGGCAAGGAAAAAGTTAACGTTATTGACTTCGTGGATGACTTTTCCACTCCTAAATACCAAAACTACCTTATTAAGCACGGAAATGCCCGTATAGAGATCTATAAAAAGGAGGGCTTCGAATACCGGGTTTTTAATATAAAACTTTAATTTCGGGGATATATACATAAAAATAATTAGGTTAGATGCGCATAAAAAGATTTGATGATTTTAATAGTCCCATTAACGAGTCACGCCATTCGTCAAGAGAATACAGCTACTCTGACTATTTTGAGGGTAAAAACAAGTTTAGCAAATGGCTAAGAGGAGTTTCTAATAACCTTAAGTGGGATGCTAAAGAATTACAGGATCAAGCTGCAGATTCGAAAAGCAATATTAGCGGTGGACAAACTGTTAGCAGTATCAGATCTATTTTTCCCACACTGGGCAGAGTTATTTTTGGTGCCGGTGCCGCTGTAGCGGACTTCTTCTCCAAAGGAGACTCTAAGGACAGCTTAAGTAAACTTTCTAAGAAGGATATAAAAACCAAAAAAGAGGAGCTCTTAGATGACTGGGAGAAGAGACAACTTAAGGGCAAAAAGATAGAACAAACAGACGCTGAAAAGTTTTACAAATCTGGAGTGTTAAAAGGTAAAGGGTATTTCGGAAAGGAATACAATCCCCTAAATCCTAAGAATGACGATGAAAGAGCCTATTCCGAATATCTGGGAGGTGCAATGTCAAGATACTATGATAAAATAGAAAATCCAATTTATGCTAAGAGAGAAAAAAGTTCTTAACTTCGAGGGATTCAAGAAGATGTTTGAAGGAGGGGCGGCAATAAAGTCATCCAGAAGAATCCGTGAGGATGAGTATCCAAAAACTCTAGAGCATATACAACAGGTTCTCTTTCCCATTTTAGACATAAATCCAGCAGAAAAAGGCAATGAATACCTAGTAATAGGAAGTATAGGCAAGAAGAGCGATCCTTCAGAGACATCAGGAGATTTGGATATAGGTTACAACGGTGCTTGGTTTTCTCAAAAGGAGGGAATTCCGTATAAGGAGTGCTCCAAAAAAATCATGGACATTTTACAACCTGAACTTGCTACTGTATTGGGATTTGAGCCAGAGATCAAATATATGCCAGGCCTTAATATAGTGAGTATAGGATGGCCTATAGAAGGAGATATAAACAAAGGCACGGTCCAACTGGATCTTATTCCTTTATCAAATATCGAATGGGCCGAATTTATATACTATTCTCCAGACTATAAGAAGGGTGAGAGCAAATATAAGTCAGCTCACAGAAACTGGCTTTTCTCCGCTATTCTTTCTGCGAGAAGAAACGAACTGGAAAGGGATGAAGCGGGAGAGATCTTAGACTATGATTCTCCAGTGCTTATTTTAAGCGATGGTCTTTTCTGGCACACTAAATCTTATAAGGGAAAGATAAAAGCTAGACTTAAACACTCTCAAAAGATTCCAGGAAGCGAAAGATTCGTAACGAACAATCCCCAGGAATTTATAGATTTCACATTGGGCAAGGGATATAAACCAGAGGACGTTAAAAGCTTCGAGGATGTGTTTAAAATCATAAATTCTCCAAGTTTTGACCTTTACGACAAACTTCCTGAAATAAAGGAAAGATATATTGAATACCTGGATCGAGTAAAATTACCGGTTCCAACTGAAATAAATCAGATCTCTTAAAATAAAATAAAGACTAATAAAATATTGTATGTCGGGAATAACCCATTTATATGAGCTTTACAACAAGAAAGGAAAGGATTTTATAGACAGTCTTTTAAATTCTTACGTGACCATCAACGAGAAGATTGACGGATCTGCATTTATCTTTGAAAGAGATGAAGAGAGCGGAAAGTTCAAATTTTACAAAAGAGATCAAAGAAACCCTATCACTCTTGTTGACAGGACTCTAATGAAGTATTACGAAAAACCTATCCAGTACATCGAATCACTTCCACCTCACATTATTCAAAGAATCCCTAGAGGTTGGAGATTCGGTCTAGAGTATCTGTCCACTGTTAATCCGGTAGAGATAGTTTATGATAGAGTTCCCAAGAATAATTTAATCCTCTCCTATATCCACACAGATAAGGTTGACGATAGGTATAAAGGAACCATACAGAATAAAGAGGAACTTGACACCTGGGCAGATATCTTAGGCGTGGAAAGACCCCCGATTATTTTCCAGGGCAAATTAAACCCGGATCAGAAAGAGCAGATTCTAAATTTCCTTAGAACCCCTTTTGAAGATCTAGTAAAAGAATATAAGACTAGAAGCTTTGTAGCTTTTATCATAGGCGTACTTAATCCTGATTTAAAAACAACAGCCCTAAATATGGACTTGAATAAGCCTATAGAGGGAATAGTTTTCAGATTCGGTGAAGAAGGATCAAACCAAGAACCTATACTATCTAAAGTTGTAGATCCAGTATTTACGGAACTTGCTAAATCTAAAGCCAAGAAAAAGAAGGAGGAAAAGCCTAGCGATTTCTTAGGAATAGCAATACTTGATGTTATGAATTTCATTCTTGAGAATGGAGTTGATTCTTTCGAGTTTAGTGGAGAAACAGAGGACGAGAGATACATCTCTTTCATCTCTGATGTTTTCTTTAAATTCTTGGAGGAATATTCAGAGAAGTATAAGAGCGCTGATTTCCAAGAGCCTGAATATCTTAAGAAGGAAGAATTTAGACTTAATAAAGATATGCTAAAGGACAAAAGGGTACTTAAGTATATCGACGAAGACGAGTCTTTCGAATCTTTATATAAGCTCATTCTTAATTCATTCAGAAAGATAAAGAAGAGACCTGGTGGAATTATCACCACAGGGATCATGGACCAGTTTAATGATCTGGTTACTCAGATAGAAAAAAGAGTTGCTGTTAAGAAGAAAGAGACTGTAAACGAGTCTGAAATGATTTCTTTCTTAGACTTCAAAAAGAAGAACATAAAGAAAGTTGATTATCTAACAACAGAGTCTGACGAGTCTCAGGAATCACCAGAGAACGAGGATGATTGCTTCTATTCTTACAATGAGTTTATTTCAGCTTTAGAAAAAGTTGACACAACCAAAAAACCTAAATCTAGAGATATCTCGGAAGACGCAGACGAAAAGAAGGAACTCCAACCCGTTAACATGATAGTTGGAAGATTCCAGCCTTTCCATAATGGACATCTCAAGATGGCTAAAAAATTGAAAGAGAAAAACGATCTTCCTTGTATAGTTGCAGTTGTTCATCCTGACCACAATAAATCTAAAAAATCTCCATTTAAGCAAGATCTAGTCAGAAGATACATGGAGGGTGTTATTAAAGAGAACCCTGATTTGATTAAAGGATTCTTTATAGTAAACAGGGGTCTTCTTGGAGTGATATACGGAACTGCTAAAGAACACGGATTCCTAGTAAAAACAATAGGAGCAGGTGCGGATAGAATAGAAGACTATAAAAAACAAGAGGAATATCTAAAGAAACACGGAAGTGATTTCCCTGAAGATATCCAAGTGGTTGAAACCCCTAGAACTGTAACTGCGACAGAGGTAAGAGAAAAACTTAAAGATGAGGACTTTCTAGGATTTAAAAAATTAGTACCGTCTTCGGTTGCTTCTTTTTACCAATCCCTAGTTTCAGCTTTAAACGAAACAGACGTCAAGGAGTCAGAAATCTCTGGAGAATCTGAAGATCTAAAAGAAATAGAAAAATAACCAAATAAAAATGAGAATCATAACTAATTTTGATGATTTTAATCCCTCTATGAATGAGTCAGACGGATTCGGAACATCACCATTCCTTCTAAAAAAGACCAGTGACGTTTATCACTACTTTTTCAACATCGAAAACGAAAATGGAACTGACAATGAAATGGGATATCACCTTATCATAGGAAAGTATTCTGACATCGAAGTAATCGATGGAGCAAAGAACTCGTATTGCGTTTTAACCCTAAACCAAGTTGCTCACGAAATAATAGACGATATTGCTGTTGGCAAGGAAGATATTCCTTTAGCAAATGAAGATAAATTTAAAGCAAAAGGAAACGAGGTTTCTAGACTTATGGAGTACTGCTGCAAGTGTATTCAGAACTATCTTGAGCTTAATCCTAAAGTTACCAGAATATATGACGAGATCCAGGATAATCTAGTTTTTGAAGGTGAAGGAACATACATAGAGTTCATGAAATCCATAGTTATTTCTTACCTGGGATCAAATTGGTCAGTACAGGAGGGAGCTTCTAAAAAATCAGTTTTAATCACTAGATAAGGAAACAACGGAGGAATTTTTAACTATAATAAACAAATTAAAAAAATTTTAAAACATGGAAACATTCGAAAAAATGCAAGCCCTTTTGGAGCAGCTTAAACCTGATGCTCAAAAATTCTTTGAAAAAGGTAATGGTTCAGCGGGTACTAGAATTAGACAAGGTATGCAAGAACTTAAGAAATTAGCTCAAGATTTAAGAGCTGAAGTTCAAGAAGCTAAGAAAACTAAAACTGCCTAATCTTTTTTTAAACCCCAAAAATATATACAATGAGCTATTATTTAGTAAAAGTAAACACTGAATCAGGTGAAGTAAACAAAAAGGGAGATCCCGTAATGAAAAAATGGGAATTTCTCGTAGCAGGTGATTCTGTCACTGAAGTGGAAAAAAAAGTCGCAGAATATATGGACGGCACTGTTGGGGGATTTGAAACCTTCGCGATTTCAAAAACCAAAATTGAAGCTGTCATATACGACAAAGATAAATATGCAGAAGAACTTCTCAACTAATGAGGGAGACACCGGATCTTATCCTCCCCCTCAGTCACCCATAGCAATTCAGCCAGGTGACACAGGATTTAAAACGGTAGGAAAGGGCTACAATCGATTCATTTGGACCTTTAGCGATTGGGACAAAAGAAAAAAGAAGATCATAGACCCGGATAAAAATTGGGGGTTAGCTTCCAAACCGATGTCAAAATCCGAATGGGATAAAAAGAAGAAAGATCTATATCTTTAAGCTATTTTTAAAAAAGGACTTATATTTATAAGTCCTTTTTTTATTGATATATAGTTAAAATCAAAAGAATATCAA